ATGACGACTTCCCATCGCCCCTTTCCACCGCAACCTGAGCAGCAACAAGACTGGCCGGGCACCACGGCTAAAATGCAGCCGACGCCGGATCATGGCGAAACGAGTTATCAGGGCAGCGGACGTTTACAGGGCAAAAAGGCGCTGATTACCGGCGGTGATTCTGGTATTGGCCGTGCGGTGGCCATCGCCTATGCGCGTGAAGGCGCGGATGTGCTGATCAGCTACTACAACGAACATGAAGATGCGCAGGACACCGCGCGTTTGATTGAAGAGGCGGGTCAAAAAGCCGTGCTGGTGCCGGGCGATATCACCTCGGCGGAACACTGCCGGCATCTGGTATCACAGGCGGTGGATGCTTTCGGCAAAATCGATATTTTGGTCAACAACGCTGCTTTTCAGCAGACGCGTCAGTCGCTGGAAGAGATCAGCGATGATGAGTTCGATCGCACCATGAAAACCAATCTCTATAGCCTGTTCTGGATCACCAAGGCTGCGGTGGCACATATGCCAAAAGGCAGCGTGATCATCAATACTGCTTCGGTGAATGCCGATCGTCCGGTGCCGACGCTACTTGCCTATTCTGCAACCAAAGCGGCGATCATTAACTTTTCCGGCAGTTTTGCCGCGCTGCTGGCAGAAAAAGGCATTCGATCCAACGTGGTTGCGCCGGGTCCAATCTGGACGCCGCTGATTCCGGCCACGATGACCGCGGAAGATGTGAAGCATGATGGTGAATCGGTGCCGATGAAACGTGCCGGTCAGCCTGCGGGACTCGCTTCTTCTTACGTGATGTTGGCCAGCGATGACGCCAGCTATATTTCAGGCGCAACAATTGCGGTAACCGGCGGCGTGCCTTTTATCTGATTGGGTAAATGCGTTTTGCTCTGGGTAAAGTTGACTGCTGAAGCGGTGTTTTATTGCGCGGGACAGGGCAGGAAAAAAAGATTGCCTCTGCAGGTGGAAATCCACGAACACCTCCAGAGGCGATGCAAAGCATCATTCGTTATGTGTGATGAATCATCACCCGGAAAACTTATACAAAACGCATTACTTTGTACAATTATGATTTGCGAAAATGCGCTGATCGGAGGTGTATTTTAAATGCTTCTTTTGCTGATTTAATGCTGATTTTGCAGGATTAGGTCAGGATATTAGTGCTAGCAGTCCTGTTTTTGCATTACAGGCGAGTCAATTTGTTCATGGCGTGATTAATAGCATCTGAAGAGAAAGAGCATCAGGCAAGTTACTGTTTTTTTCTGGGCTACCGCGTACCGCATTTTTTATCCGCTCTATTTTACTTCGCTGAGGATCGACAGGATCCGCGACATGAAAGCAGCGTTATCGCCAGCGCCTTTATCGACTACGCTTAACTTACCTATTTCCAGTGAGGATCTCTGTTATGACACCCCAACCTGATTATGTTGAACCCATCCCAGACGATGCGGAAATTCCCGTGTATGAGGACGATTTGCCGCAAGAGAGTGGAAGAGAGCAGCACAAAGAGAAACCTCAGCAGGAGTGATGTCTGCTGCCACTGGACCCTTGATGATGCTGGCAACGCGTGCGATCCCTGGATCGCGTTGCCGTTAAGCTGATTAACCAGGCGAATCCTGATCTTTATCTGCTGATAATGGTCAACACTCGGCCCGCCTGAATTTGCCTTTATCCTTTCTCATCACAGAACCGGTGTAAGAAACATATTTTATTTGTTCCTGAAATAACCTTGCTCTATGTTAATTACGGCATTCGCCTCGGCTATTATTAAGCGAAGCGTAAAGGCCGGGAGGCTGAATATAATCACAGTATTATCGCAATCCACATTTACTCAGCCAGATTGCAGGTTTACTTTCAGGAAATACACGTGGGCATTAACGTAAAACGCAGGGTCTGCGCTGTGCTTATCGCGAGTGCAGGATTATCGGATGTTGCGGCTAATGAATTAGACCTTTATTCCTTACACACCGCTTCCTTTGTCTGGCACGCTTACGCGCCAACGAAAGACTATACCCAATACTTTAAAAATGAACTGGTTGCGCTGGAGAAGCAGATAGACGAAAAGTCCGATTACAGTCTGTATGGCGGTACGTTGATCAATAGCGAAGGCAACCGCTGTGCGCTACTGGGCATGGAGAAGCGCTGGGGGGAATATCACAATCTGGTGATTGAAGGCATATATGTTTATGCCGGAGAGTTTTTTATCAAGCCGTTTTCACAATGCGGCGATGCGGGTGCTTACCGCGAAATGAAAAAACTCTCCGGCATCGGCTTTGCTCCCTATATTTATCATGGCGTGAAATATGAGATTAACCGCTATGTGAGTTTCCGGTCAGGATTTATATTGCCGGGCATTGTGGTACTCAGCCTGCAACTCGGCTTTTAACCGCGGGTACAAGGGCGGTATCGCAGATGATCTTTTTGCTGATTGCGGTTTATCAGGACCAGCGATAGATTGATGTTGATTATCCTCGCGGGAATAAAAACATGAACAAGAACGTTAAATCACATTCTGCTTTGCTGGCGCTATGCATAGTGTTTTCCAGTTTTTCTGTGCTTGCCGATCCCGGTAATGGGCATGGCAACGGCAACGGCAAAGGTAACGCCCACGGCAACAGCAAGCATGCGGAGAAAGGGCAGGGCAACGCAAGCAAAGGCGGCCATAAAAAGGGCGGTAACCCACGTGATGCTGAGCGTGATATCGGCTATTCCTTTGCCCGTGGCCTGGCCGAAGAATATGGCATTACCGGCTACAAATCCCTGCCGCCAGGCATCGCCAAAAATCTCGCGCGCGGTAAGCCGCTTCCGCCGGGCATCGCTAAACGCAGCTTACCGCCGTCGATGCTCAATGAACTGCCTTATTATCCCGGCCATGAATGGAAAATCGTGGGCGATAATCTGGTGCTGATTGCACTGAGCACCGCCGTGGTCACCGCGGTGATTAATGGTGTGTTTGACTGAGTAGTGCGCACGCTGAAACCGCCATGTGCGGGCGGTTTCAGCGATCATTATGCGGGCCGGACCCTGGCCTTTTTGGGGTAGCCATCACGCCCATTGTCATGGGTGTGATCGGGGTCAGGCTCAATGATAACGATATAATCTTCACCTTTCCCATCGCGCGTTAATGTGACTAAATCTCCGGCGCGAGGTTTAGATTCAAACTCATGCTCCTCTTCAACGCCAGTATCCTCAAAAACCACAGTAATTTTCATTTTCCGTCCTCTTTCTGTTAAACCGCGTCGTTACCTCAGTGGGGTTTGCTGACGCTTGTTTATAGAATTTTAGCCTAATCTGAAGCCATCCCCCTTTAGCTCAGCGGATTACTTCATCTCAATCTTATAAACGATTGCTGACTGATTTCAGGTGCTCCTGAAAAAGAGGCGTTGGCCGGGAAGGGGATTGTATTGCGCTGGGCGCTGAGCTGTATGGCCTGCCAGGCAAGTGCAACTTCATGCGGGTCGGATTGAAGCCGGTATTCGCGGCACTGTGAAAAAGCCTTCTCCTTACCATCAATTTTGTATCCTGACTGCCAGGCTTTTTTGCCTGACATCTGCCAGAGGTACAGGCCATTGCTATCAAGCAGGCGGTACGATTTATCTTTCGGCCTGATCGCATCGACCTGCTTCATCGTGAGCATGGATAAAATTCCGATGGGTAAAATTAGTGACCCCTTTTTTACCCGCCGAAGGGTGCGGCTGTTAACGAATCATTGCGGGCTGTTACGAATGGATAATTGGCTGTTGGCTTGTATCTAAAGGGGTTTTGCGAACTATTACGGAGGGTGGCGAACTATAGAATGGTGTCCCCTGCAAACACCGACAAAGTGCAGCAGAAGACTGAATAAGAAAGGTATTTTTCAGGATGGAAAATATTGTGCCCGCACTTGTGCCCGCAAAGTTTCAATTTGTGGGTTCGTTTGATTGGGTGTAGGACTGTTTCCATGACTTGTATTCGCAATACTCCCAGCGGGAAGCACGGCCGAACTTTTTTGGTGGCTTGAGCTTGCCAGCCTTAATTTGGGAATAGAAGAACTTCGGAGTGAAGCCAGCATCCTCCACCATAAACTTCATGTCAATAAGTGAGTCGTCGCGTAACTCGCGCATAGCTACTCCTCTGGCGGTCTGCCGCCGCTGAATACAGTGATAATTAAAAGGGCGAGGCTGAGCCATAACCAGAACTCAGCCGGGGTGATGCCGTAGATAGTGTTCATGCTGCAGCAGATTTAGATTCATCAGTGAGCAGCTTTCTGCCTATCGCCATCAACGTGTCGCGCTGCACATAGCCGGTCAGGCCCGAGGTCGAGATAAAGGGATTGAAGATAAGAAGCATCGATCCCTTGTTATTGCCGTTCACTGGCTTGCCGGTATCCGCCCGGATAAATGACAGGCGGCCATCAGTGATAAAGCGCACCTCAGTGCATGCTTGCCGCGCCATACCAAACCAGCCCACAGACGTATCTGCCGGAACCAGCATCACAGTGCCGATCCCTTTTCGGTACTCATCAATCGCTTTTCTCACCCATGGCGTAATGTCGCTATAGGGTGGATTGCACCACGCGAAGCTGATCGGAAGCAGGTCAGCCCAGTTCAGCGCCAGGGCGTTGTCATACTCGGAAAAATAAAACGGGAGCAGGTGATTGGTCGCGCTGGCAGCGACGTCACACGAAAATCGGAACTCATTGTGCAGGGCTGCAAATATTTCCGGCGGCGTTTGCCACAGGTCACGAATATCGATGGGCGTATGGCTGTCGTGATAGCCAGCTACCGAAACCAGTTCTTCAGACATGGTTATTCCTCACGCAGGGCGCGATAGTTAAAGTCGATGGGTTTGGTTAGATGTACTGCGCGGAGTCGGCAGCGAGCAGGGTGATAGCTTTACGCATGGCAGCGATGCGGCCGGTAGCGGTGTATTCGATTGTGCGCGATTCCAGCCCGTCTGGCTCCGTAACCAGAACCACTGAATCGCCGAAGCTAATGGTCATTTCCAGCCGGGCTGCCACAATCATGGCGTGAGCGCAGTTGGTCAGCGGATTGAAGTCTCCGGGCTCACCGCAGGCTTCAAGGATAATCCGATCGTGATAGTCACCGCCGCCGGCCGCTTCAGCTGCGAGCTTAGCCAGGGCAATTAGCCGCTCTTTCGGCAGCTGGCTGATTTCATCCTGTGTCATGATTTCTCCTTAGCTATTAAACGAATGTAATAACCGAGCCAGTCCTTGGGTCTGAACGTATCAGGCGGCAGGCACTGTATTTGTTTGGCGTGGAAGTTGAGGATTTCGGTGATGATGGGGTCGTGCTCGGTTCGGGGTTTGTCTTTGGTTGCATTGATGATTGCTTCGCGGCATTTGCGCGCTACCGACCGGACTGCGTTTTCAATCTGAGGCTGCATTCTCCGTCACTCCGTTCCGCTGCAGGCAGTCATTCCAGACTTTTTCCGCCTGCTTTGCCCGTGGGATTGACCAGACATTTTTCCTTTTGTCTGTGCCGCCATATCCGTTGTCGATTAGCTCTTCCATGTAGGCAGTGAAGGTGCTCATGCAACCCTCCGCATCACCCTGGCGCGTTCAATGCGCTCATAGTCATCCTTGCATTCAGGGCAGCAGAAGAATCCTTTCTCCAGCTTCTCACCGCAATCACCGTTTTGGCAGATGCCGGTAAATGTCATCGTTGGTCGCGGCCTGTTAGCCAGGGCTATTTCAATGTTGAGCATCTCCAGCTCAGCGGCATTATCAATATCGTCTGCATGCATGGTGGTTACTCCTATTTTTGGCAATAAAAAACCCCGCCGTGGCGAGGTTTTGAGAATCGTTTCAAGTTTACTGCTTGGGTTTAACATAAACTCGATACAAATAAGGCGTGCTGTTTTCGAACCCTGTAGGGTCAACATCAACGATGGTGTAATCCGAGGTTTCACCTTCGACAGTTAACTGCAATATGTCGCCTGGCTTTGGCTCGCTTTCGAAAGTAATTGGGAAGGTTTCTTCATGATGCGCGATACCAACTAAAGCTTTTATTTCCATCACTTCTCCTCCTTAAAATAAACCGGATCATTTCCTTTCGGATACTGCTGGCTTACCTGCCGATAGTGCTGCAACCGCTCTCTGAAATACGCCTTCAGTGCTTCCGGCTGCTGCATCTCCACTTCCATAGGGATAACCGGCTGGTTCATACGTTCCTTGTAAGCGACGCCTGACGCGGCTAAATCCACGTTAACCTTGTCGCGCTCTTCTCTGCTGCGTGCTGCTAAGTTGTGTGACATAAGGGACTCAGATTTTCGTTGTGTCTAGACCAGCGGATTTCAGGCGATCAATGATGTTACGCATTTTACCGATTTCTGCTGCATAAGATTTTTCAATTCCAAGCTCTTCGCAAATAGCCTTCCGCTTTAGATGCTTTAAATCGTCAGCATATTTTATTAGTTGAAGATGGAGCTCCGCTGTTTTTTGCCCATCAAGTGCTTTGCTTCGCGCCTCTTTGATTGCTGCAAATATCTTTTGTTCTTTAGTCATGCCGGACTCCTCCATGTGAGGCTTTAGTTTTACCCCCTTACCTCAGCACACTCAAGCTCAGCAAATGGCCTGCGCTCTAATATCCGCGCCTTCATCTGCTCACAGGCTTCGAGTGTTGGGTAAATTCTTTCGTTAACTGGCTGGATAACAGGGAAGGTGGAGGTGATAAGCAGAACAAAGCCAGTTAGCATTTCCCAGCCTTAATATTATTCAATATTCCTGCCCGCCAAGCCTCGTCACAATCAGCAACATGGCTCGATCCCTTATATGGGTGCAAAGCAAAGTGGCGCTCATACCACGCAATGAATCCCTGCGGGTTGCCATCTTCGTCCTCTTGCAGCATCGGAGCCGCGGCGGGCGCGGGGCGGGTGAATAGCTCAATAATTCCTCCGCCGTGGTCATCCTGCGACTTTGAGGCACCAAGCTGGCTCTCATAAATCCTCAGATCAGTTTCTGGCCCCCACTTATCAGATGACTCAATACGATTAAGGAAGTAATCAGGCTCCTGCCGCGCCAGCTCAGAAAGCTGACTGAGTGCTTTATCACGCTGAGCGACAATTGCCTGATTATGGCGAGAAAGAACAACATTTACGCCCAACTGGTGCTTAGCCTCAGCCCATGCCGCTTCTGCGCGCCTTTCCAGTTCCCGGAATGCTTCGGCAATGGCGAGGATGTCGTGAGGATTTACTGCATCCATTAGGTTTGCAACCGCATCAGCCTTTTCGGCCATTTCAACCAAATCATCCAGCTTATCCATTGCCATTCTCCTTGCGCAGGTTGGCGGCGAACTGCTTAGCCTGTTCAGTGGTTCCATTCCATGCGCCATTCCGGCTTTCAATCCATGCATCAATACCCTCAGCCCGCAACTGGTTGGCGTAGGCGTCTGTGGCTGGGGTTTGGATGGCGTCAAATTCTTCCAGTGCAGCTTCCAGAGCGACCTGTTGGCAAGCAACTTCTGCACGGCCCTGAATTCCTGTTCCTTCACCGTTAAGGTTGTTGTGCATATCATTCAACGTGTCGCCGAATTCCTTCATCGCCACATTCTCAGACGCCAGCGCGTCACGCTCTGCTTTGATGTCAGAAATTGCCTTGGTGACTGAGCCTGTTCCATCCTCACCTATGGCTGACATCATTGCTTTTTCCCATGACATTTCGGCGTTGCGATACATGTCACGCTCCGACTCCAGCTCCAGCATTTTTCTCACCAGGTAAGCAGGCAACTCCTCGTTGACCTTCATGTCTCCGGCAACGCATTTACCTGCAATTAGCCCATGCATCTCATGCTCTGTAAAACTCATATCCCTCTCCTTAACCGCCGTAGTTTATGTCTGATAATCTGCGGCGATTAACACCGCATATGATGGTTAGCTATTCCGCCTGCGCTCTGCCAGAAAGCGAATGCCGTTCCGGGTCGCCATCTGGCGAATGGATTCACATGAGCGATCGAGCTTTCTGGCAATGAGTTTGGGTGGGGTTGTTGCTGCGAGTTCTTTCAGTGAGGCTTTGTCTTCAGGCGTCCAGCGACGCCCGAGGGTTAACTGATTACCTCTCCGTTGGTAATGACCATCGACCATGTCACCTCCCGGTATCAGGAACCGGATTCGTCCAGCTCAGACTTGCGGATCTGATAAACGTCTGTGGCCATGTCCAGCCGCTCTGCATCGCTTGCCAGTTGCCGGGCCGCGAACTTATAGAAGCGATCGAGTTCTGCGGCGCTGCTTGCACCAGTGGCCGCGCCTGTGAAGTCAGCCAGCAGCTCATCAGGAGTGCGTTGTGGCTTCTCTTCGTGCGCGGGGTTCAGTTCACGCTCTGCAACCTTCTGCTCCGGCTTGCTGTTGATGAGGTTGTTCAGGTCATGCCGGGAGCGGGCAGGAGTCACGTCGCGTTCTGCGCGCTCCTGCTGCTCAAATTCATCCGGTGAGTAAACGCCGAGAATCACGTCCGGGCAGTAGAGGCGCGCCCAGTATTTAACGGCCAGATACGCCAGCTGCTGCTTTGGCGCTGTTTTCCATAGTGGGGAGTTGCGGGTAGTGACGAACTCCATATAGAGCGGTTCGCCCCAGGTGATTTCTGTTTCACCACGCAACACTGCGCCAACGCGCACAAACAGGCCTTTTTCATTAGCGGCATTCGCCACGCCCGGTTTGAACTTGCCCCAGTCGCCGCCGTAATCGTACTTGAACCGGCCCTGCACGGCGGTGGAGCTGGTGATTACCGCATTGACCAGCTGCGCCTCATAGCCAAGCACGCCGTTTACCAGGTGTGTCTTCTGCGCCACTGCGTAAGGGTTCATTCCCCACTGAGCAGCCTGCAATGCGATAGCCAGGCAGTCGGCAGGCTTACCGGCAAGGTGGGCGGGCACGGTTGCTTTACCCTGTGCCATGACTTCAGCAAACGCCTGAAGCTTCTGCAGGCCGGTAGGGCTGAAGATGGCGGCTTTGGTATCGGCCTCATTGACCGGCGGGTGCATAATTTCGTTGCTCATGAGTAGTCCTTCCTTTTGGCCCAGTCAGGGCGCGTAATTTCTTCAATCCCGCCCCAGTTACCTGAAGCCAGACATTCGTGATAGGTGTTGAGGTCACGCCGGAACAGGTCATAACCGACCTGCACATCATCTTCGCCAAGCTGGAAGACGCGCACCGGGTAGCGGCCACAATCGATCGACTCGCTGACGGCGATGAATACGAAAAGGGGATATTCGCCGTACTGCCGGCTGAATCCCTCGCGGTAGTAGGCGTCCTGCACGTGATAGCGGAATTCCTCAACGTGGCGGGCAAAGCGGGACATATCCGCCACCTTTTTCACGTCCACCACCACTGGCTGAGAGCTGAGGAATTTGTCTGGCCTGATGCGGCACAATTCGCCGGTCTCATCGTCGTTCCAGAATATTGATGCTTCGCAGTGGCCTTCAGCCTCAAGCAGCCAGCGTGCGGCGGGATGGGCGAGGGCGCTGGCGCGCATCAGCTTCAGCTTTCGTCCCTGCTCGGCATCCATCACCGTCATCCCGCAACCGGTGCAATCATCCAGGAAGGCTTTCTCATCCGCCTTTCCCTGAGTGGTGCGCCGGTTGAATTCAGGTGCCACGATAAAGCGTTTATCAAACTCCTCCGGCTCCAGCAAAACGCAGTGCAGGGCGGTTCCCATGTCCAGCGCCTGGAGCTTCTCGTTGTCTTGGGGGGCTGTTTTACGCCACTGTAAAATTGCTGGATTTATCGCTATATCGTCTAACTGCGACTTGCTGACTCCCGGCCCCGAATGATAATTTTCATTGGAAATGTTGAAATAAACTCCTGGCTCAATCAGCTCGCCCATGACTCCCCCTTGATTATTCGGCTGATGGCGCTCTTTGATACATTGAATTTTTTAGCAAGGGGTATTGCGCCCCATCTTCTGCTCCATCCCACGTAATGCTTTCGTATGTACTCAACTTGTTCTGGATTTAGTTTTGCCTGCGAATGGCTGGCGCCCTTAAGCGATCTGCCACGCGCCACCATGTCAGCCATATTTTCTTTTTGAGTGCCAATACATAAATGCTCAGGATTAATGCATGACGGGTTATCGCATTTATGCCTCACTATTTTTCCTGCTATATCACTAAGCGATAGCTGATTTGCTTGGCAGTAACTAAGCCGGTGTGCATAAACTTTCTTGCCGTTAAGTTTTATGCGGCCATAGCCAGCTTCATTCTTGTGACCTGGATAGATTCGACAATCGCTCGCCATCACGCCACCTCGTCAAAACTGTGCCGGTTGCGGAAAATATTGAGTGCGTATTCGCGGGTTACGCGAAAGGTGAGCAAATCCCACAGCACCTCGCTCACCTTCACCTGATACTCGCTGTCAGACTCATCCAGCCACTCGCAGGCCAGCGAGGTAAACTCTGACGGCTCATATCCGCTGATTGCCCCCATGATGGGATTAGCACGCTTCAGTTCAGCCAGGCGCTCAACCTCGTCGGCGATGATTTCCTTGTCACCTTCAGAGAGGCTGGCGATGATCGCTTCAACCTCTTTGTTGTCTCTGATGCTGAGTTTCATTTCTTCACTCCCACGTTGATCATCTCGAACAGCGCCCGGATGAAGTCGTTATCCGCCAGGCGATCGCGCTCTTCCTGCTCGCGGCGCTGGCGTTCCGCTTCATTCTGCTGGCGCTGGTAAGCATCTGTTGGATTGCAGGTCATCACTGGCTCGCTCTCCGCAGAAGTTGCATCGCCATGGCCCACTTCGCCTTATCGCTGTACATCTGCGCTTCACGGCAAAGCTGCTGCGCTCGTTTGAAATAGCTAATCTTCATGGCTGGCTCTCCAGTAAGTTGAGAAGGGTGCGCCAGCCAGTGCGAAGGCGGCGGGTGATTCGGTCGAGTTGTGATTCGTACTGAAAGGGGAAGCCCACAATGGCTCCACCCTCGATGGCGTAGGTCATCGTGGAATTCCTTGGTGTCGGTTATGGATTAGTAGGTGATGCGGATGGAAGTAACTTCGCCTTTGGCGATCGCCGTGATTACGGTGCGCGCCTGCTCTTCGGTCAGGCCTACAGCGACGAGGTCAGCCAGCGCTTTGTTGTTTACTGCTTTGCGGTGAGCAACGTCTGCTGCGCGTGCGGCCGCTTCATCAGCAATTCGTTTCTCTTCAGCCAGGCGAGCGGCTTCGGCTTCACGGGCTTTGCGCTGCTCAGCTTCGATAGCGGCTTGCTTCTCACGCTCTGCCTTTTCGCGCGCCTCCTGTGCCTGTCGCTCGGCTCGCTCCTGCGCCTCTCTGGCTTCACGCTCTGCGCGCTCCTGAGCGGATTTAGCGTCGGCATCTGCCTTTTCCTTGGCTGCCTGCAGGTCGGCTTCACGTTTAGCCGCTGCTTCACGCTCACGCTGTGCTGCCTGCTCTGCTTCAATGCGAGCCTGTTCAGCAGCCTGGCGGCGAATCTCTTCTTCGTGTGCTGCCCGCTGACGCTCTGCTTCGGCTTTAGCTTCTGCGGCGTCGCGGTCAAACTTATCGTTCAGCAGCAGCGCCATTTCGTGATCGGACTCAATCTGCTTTTTCAGTGCCTCATCAGCCGCTTTCTGCTCGGCTTCAATGCGCAGGCGCTCTGCTTCAGCAGCCTGCTCGGCGGCAATCCGTTCCTGCTCCTGCTCCCACTCCGTAAGAGGGCGGCGGACTTCATCACGCAGCGTGTCGCACTCAATAATGAACCGGCGCAACTCTGTCTCGACAATCTTTGGCTGTTCCTTCAGGCGTTTCAGGAACTCGCGGCCCGGCTTTTCAATAGCCGTCTTGCTGCGGGAAACCTGCGCTGCCAGAGAAGCAACGCGAGCACGACCTTTAGCAGTGCTCAAATCCGGCACTTCGTTTACCTGCTGGCGAATCTGGTCGAGAAACTTCTCCAGACCGTTTTCCACATACAGCGCCGGAGCCTGTTCAGGCTTCACCTCAAGCACTGCTAAATCTGTCGTCTCAGTCATTTCCTTCTCCTGAATTACGGGTAAAAAAAAGCCACCGAAATGGGTGGCAACTGGTTCAATTCACATTCAACTCTCTTTATCAGCATTGCCTCAAAAGCGAGTTATGGTGCGTAGCACCGTCAGCCGCACTCAGTGAATACGGCTTGCGCTGCTATCCTCGAAGTGCTGCAATTTCCTCCTCGGTGAATCCTGCCTCGCGCATTTTACCAACGACTCTTTTTCGCTCCTCGTTAGCGGCGCGAACCATCTTATCGGTAGCATTTTCAATCTCGATTCGGCCCGGAACATGCCACCTTCCATTTATTTTTACTGCCCAGGCTTGCTGCACGGGACAATCACTACCCATCACGTATTTGCCCTTACCCAGACGAACCGCCGTCTCTTCTTGCCAGCAGACGTGAAGCACCACAGGCTCACCACGACCATCTGTGAGATTCTCATTAGTAATGGTCAACCAAACCGGCTTTTCTTCGGTAATCTCTAATCTCACAACCATCATCTATCTCCTGTTTAGTGGTTACTGGCCCCGATGGGCTATGCGGACTAATTTTTCGATTAAGTTTTCCACGCTTAAACCACGGTCTTCGCAACTTTCAGCAAGATATTCAATGCCGCTATCCTCGATAAACTGAGCAATGACCTCTGCTTCCTCTGGAAGCAATTCAACTTTTTCACTCATACATTCCCTCCTGCTATAAACCCCAGCCCCATCAGCACACCAATCACCAGCCAAACGACTATGTAGTTACCAGTGCTTATCATGGAGCCTCCAGATATGAAAAAGGCTGCGGGTTAGGCGGCCTGCTTGTTAACTACTGACCAGCCTGTTTTCTGCCAGTCTTCACCCCGATACCAGTCATGCATTGAGCAGCCATCTTCGCCATAGATTCTTCCATCACGCATCTCGAAGTATTCTTCTGGCGTGAAGTATTCATTCCTTACTTGATGGCCTGCCTCCATGACCTGCATTGCTTCTATCCAGGACATTGAACGTTGTTCAGTCACCTATACCTCCTGCAGCCCATCAACGAGCCGTTACGATGTCTTTTGAGTTGCGATACCCTGCAGCGAATATCGCGATTTCTGGTAAGCACATTGCTGTGCTCTCATGCTTATCCCGCAGAGAGGGAGCGCTGATTGCTCTGGCTACGTTTAAGCTGCAACCAGACAGTGCTGCCTTAATCTTGCGTTCAAACCTCAGCTCACTACGTTGTGCTGCGCGATGCTCAATGGCGCGTTGAAGCTTCTTACGTTGCTTATTGTTCATGATGCCTCCGTTAATTGGCTTAGGTGGTGTGGTCTGGAATCGAACCAGAGGTACGGCTGAATGCCCACGTCTGCCACTGCGCTACCACACCCCAAAGCCAACTGCACTTTGGTGAGACCGAATCAGTCTCATTCCTGATTGTTAAAGAGCGGCTATCCGTTTCGTACTGCGTCAGCGTCCTGCTGATGTGATAAACAATACTAGCGGTATTAATAATTAGCAATACCCTGAGTATTAAAAATAATAGCAGCGGTATTATTATTCTGATTTAGAAGGGAATTTATTTTTTTGCGGTGATTGGCAGGCACAAAAAAGCCCGCAATCCGTAGGGAAGCGGGCTAAGGCTTGCAGTATGTAGTCTTTTTTATTATTCCCAAGCATGCAGCATCAGGAGACTAGGGTATCGGCCCCTACACGCATTGCTTGATTTAAAAAAGCACCAAACGCCTGTTTTCGCAGTGTTTTTGAAAATGGGTAATGATGAACTTCCTTTCACGACGGGTTACAAAAACATAGACACAAAAAAGCCCGGTAAGTGGCGGGCTATCGGAGGAGCAGTCGCAAAAAGCTCAGCGCGTTGGCCGTGCTAATCACAGAGCATGTTTGGCAAAGTCGATGATTGATGTTTCATCGTCATGCTTGAAATGAGCTAAGCCATATTTGTCGAATGTTTTCCTGATCTCAACCATGGCTTTGGCCTCAGATGCCGAGGGAGCAACGTGACCATCAATCGTAAAAAGTACATTGGTCAAATTGAGTAAATTTTCATTTGCAGCCCTTGTTACACGAGCAACCCAAGAATCACAATGCTCCATCATTTTGCCAGGCTCTTTCTGAGTAAAAGCTAACGGCTTAATTGCACACAATACCTTGCAGTCATCTTTTGCAACAAATGGCATCTTAAAACGTGTCAGCTCACCGCCAAGTGTATCCTCTTTGAATGCACCTTTAAGTTCAGAATAGGAGTTGATACGTGCTCTCAACTCCTTAGTTAATATTTGTTCCCTGCGTTCTTTGCTGTATTCAGAGTGATTAATGAACTTATCATAAAGGCTATCAAGCTCCTTCTCTGGGCTCTGGGCCATAACTACACGGGTAGAGCTAAAATGAAAAATAGACTCTTTTTTTGCCGTTAAGTAGCTAAAGAAATTGGCAAAATCCGTAGGCGTTTTGAAAGACTGTGAATGTGCCTGCGCCAGTTGTAACTCGCGAGCAACGGCATCTTTCGCAAGAGGAAAAATAGTATCGTCTCGAAAGAAAGCGCTAACCCGCGCATCGTTACCATTCGTCAGTTTGAAGTAAATAGTACGTTTTTTTGGCGCGCACAAAACTACCCCTATGTTTGCAAACTCTTCAGTTTCTGCATAAGGTGCATATCTTACAATGCTGTAGAGACATGGCGTAGTCACTTGATATTGCTCCAAAATTTATCTTCTAACGTCCTATCTAAAGTTGATCGAATAAAATCAACATATGCTTTATGTTCCAAATCATCCTCAAGGCTCCATTCTTCGGGAATTGCGGAAAGAGAAGCCGGAAGAATAGCCTTTACTCTTTTGGTCTCGTCCTCACTCCATTCTCTATCAACTAAATCGAAAATCCATGAACGGTGCCTTTCACTATAGACATGGTGCTCGAACTCACCAGGGACCTCATCATGATCGAACGCAAGGTTGTGGTCAATTAGGTAGTATCTATTGTTTCTGTAATCGAAAATGATATTCACATTGCCTCCTGCAGGGGACAATGCTCTGTCAGAGTTATTTATCCACTTATCAAAGAGATATACTTTTTTCTGACTGCTGATGTCAACATTGCTATGAGCCTGAGGAAAGGTTATGGGCGAAACTCCGCTTATGAACTTTGTGGCGAACGCATAGCCCTCGTACAACTCATTCCTCCACTCAGGAACAAATTCAGTTAGAGACTGTTCAACGTAGACAATTTTGAAGTCTGGCAAGGATAATCCAAGCTCTTTGGCCAAGCTGGCCGAGACCCATTCTGCGATTAGTTCCTTTTTCGTTACGCGTGGCATGCCTTTTACAACATAAAGGTCACCATCATCGCACCTGCATAAAAATGGTTGAGTAGCACAATCCATTATGCGCCTAACTATCTCTACAACATGAAGATTATCTGCATTCATTATCTTACATAGCGTCCATGAATGTATAAATATTGGGCCATTGCAGTAAGTTCTAAATCGAAATGCTGCAAAATCTTCACCCAACCGTCTTTACTGGCCGCTTAGCCTTAAACCAACCGCATCTTGGTCTCGATCGCCACACCCAGCACCTTACAGTTACCGTTCACTGGCACCATAGGCCACTGCGGATTAAGGCCCTTCAGGTATTTCTGGCTGCCATCGATGATGAGCTTCTTGAATGTGGCTTCATTGTCGTCAGTAAGTTTCGCCACGACCAGGCTTCCATTTACTGCTTCACGTCCTGTATCGAATAGCACGTACGTTCCTGCTGGTATGCTCAGCCCGATCGGCGCAGTCATCGAATCGCCTTCCACCTGCAACCAGAAAGCCTCTCCTTGCGTATGTGCGTCAGATTCAAGCCACATATCGACATCCTTAATCGTATAGGGTTCACAGGCCTCATCCCAGGCGCCAGCCTGAACCTTGCTTAATACCGGGTAGCGCGTGGTCGGCTTATGATCTCTGGGGTTTGAGACGTTAGCATCAGCTGATGAAGCGTAGCTACTTGCCTCTCTGGCAAGAGCGGGGCTGAAGTCAGCGATCGAGCACTGAAGCATCTTCGCAAACACAGACGCCACTGACACGTTCAGAGAATTTCTTCCGTTTAGGTAATGCCCAACACCGCCTTGGGTTATATCCAAAGCGTCGGCTATATGCTGTTGCGTAATGCCCAGCGATTTCTTCTTGGACTCATACAAAGCTTTCAGGCGCGTAGCGTCAGCAACTTGCTCTGGAGTCAGTTCTTTTTTCTTTTCCATCCCCGGATTCTAATACCCAAGTTATTAAAAATTGAAATACCGCAAGTATTGATATATTTAATACTTGTAGTATTATTGATTCATCGGTAATCACTCGGAGGAAACCGATGGATAAGTTAACCCTGGCTGATTACGTCAAGGAGAACGGACAGGCAAAAGCCGCCGATGCAATCGGTGTTCACCAGACAGCAATCAGTAAAGCAGTACGGGTAGGGCGGAAAATTTTCGTAACCACGCTTCCTGATGGACGCGTGCAAGCAGAAGAGCTTCGGCCGTTCCCTAGCAGTAAAAACGCTGCTGCATAAGCAGCGTTGCTCTTTATCAATCTGACCGGAGGCTGTTTCGGCCCCAAAAAACGAAGTGACTTGCTCACCGCAATGTCACGCAACTTATTCAACGACAGGAATTTTAAATCATGGAAATTGCAAGCTATCGCAAAAAAGCGAGAGAGATCGAAAGTCAGTTACTGAACAAACTGGCTGAACGTGGACAGGGACAACTGGCGGAAGTGCTTGGACTTAACGAGGCAGCAGTGAGTCGCATGAAGCGACCATCAGGAATGCAGAAGTACAGCTTCTTCCAGATGATGAGTCTGGCAATGGCCTATCTGGAAGTGGTGTCGCCGGAGTCAGAAGTGGCGAAAAGTTTATTGCGTATTGAGCAGCTACTAACCAAAGAAAAAGCCCCGAGCTGCGCTAACAGCTTCGAGGCCTGATGCGAAATGACTGGATCAAATCACAGGAGTAATTATGACAGAACTGAGTGACATCCTCAAACTTACTTATCACGAATCAATGAGCGTTCCACCAGACTTCACCCCGGTAGGTTGGGTTTATGTCTTGGCTAATGAGGCCATGCCTGGGGTCTATAAAGTCGGTATGACCACTTCTACTCCTGAAAAGAGAGCAAAAGAGCTTTCTTCATCTTCAGGGGTGCCATTTCCATTCGATGTGGTGAGTCGATACAGATCAGATGACCCGTGGGCTCATGAAAAGCAAATCCACCAATTGCTCTCTCGCTATCGAATCAATGAGGGGCGTGAGTTTTTCCGGGCGCCCTTACAGACCATTGAGGATGTTTGTGATCAAGTCATTCCAAATGGAAGCACTGTAGCTGTTGAGAAACTAGCAAGCCTTTACAACTTGATTTGCTTTGATCACACAAGCGAAATTGAGCCGCATGAACTGCTCGAAGAGTTTGGCGTTAATGCTTTCGGGGCCAAGAAAGAGACCGTTACAGTAGCAATATTCCTTGGCTGTTTAGTCATAAAGAAAATGACCGAAAATGGCGGGGCGCTGGTTACACATCAAAATGGTATTCGACTCGTAGCCAGTGACGAGGACATACCAGTATGAGCAACTTAAAGCGCGTCGATTTTGTAAAAAAACAACTTCTATCAGATAAGCCAGGAGGTCATGTGGCCGACCTTGAAAACGGCTTTCTGCGACTGGCTAATCAGATTCAGGATGCACTTTGCAAGGTTGAGCTATCAGGGCGTGAGTTTCGCGTTCTGAACTCAATTATCCGCCTGACATATGGATGGTCTAAAAAAGAGGACAGGATAACCAATAGCCTCATTGCTGATACAACCGACCTGAGTATTAAGCACTCATCGGAAGCAGTGAACAGCCTTGCAGGGCGGCAGATTCTGACCATGAGACGCATAGGGCAGACACGCTATATTGGCATCAATACAGACTTGGAAAAATGGGCTTACAAGAAGCCGGTGGCGGCGGCAACCATCCCTGAAAAAAGGGATACCAAAACCATCCCTGAAAAAAGGGACAACCATCCCCGAAATCAGGGAGAGCCATCCCCGGAAACGGGGAACACCAAAGACATTATTCCAAAGACAGATAAACAATTAAAACCCCCTAAATCCCCCAAGGGGGAATCACCAAAGTTTGACCCTCTATCGGTACCCGTTCCTGAATGGCTAAACCAACAGGCCTGGCATGAATGGCTCCAGTACCGACAGGAAGCCAAGAAGCCAATTAAGACCGAGATGACCGTCACCAAGGCTTTTGGCGTTCTGAAAGATTGTCTCGACAACGGGCATGACCCGGTTGACGTGATAAACGCCAGTATTGCCAACGGCTATCAAGGCCTTTTTAAGCCGAAGTTTCCAATCCGTAAACCGCTACCAGTTACGCCTCAGCAGCCAGTTGAGCACTGGAACAGCCGCACAGCATGGGAGAACGATTTCATATGAGAAACCTTGTAGCAGCAATTCAGAGTCGCGACGCTGGCGCACTGTCCCGCATCGCAGGCGAAGGCCCGCAGCCTGTCGAGCGCGGCGTGCATGAGGGCGTTGAACGTCTGGTTGACGCGCTGTTCGCAAACCTGAAGCAGGTATTCCCCGCATCGGTCAGTACCGCATGGCGTGACCCGCGCGACGAAGCCGCAGCGAAACGTCAGTGGATCGCCGCCTTCGCCGAGAATGGCATCAGCAACAAACAGCAGCTCTCAGCCGGTATGAAGCAGGCTCGCGCCAACGGCTCCCCGTTTCTGCCATCACCCGGCCAGTTCATCGAGTGGTGCAGGCAGGGCGATTATCACGCCGCCGGTTTGCCGGACGAAGAAGCGCTGTATGACATGTTCCGGCTTTTCTGCCGCGACCGTGGCATCTACGACAGCAGCGAGGAATTCCCGTGGGAAAGTCCGGCCTGCTTTCACATCGTGACGGCGGTATTCAACCAGATGCGTTCGTTCAACCTGTCCGACGGCGAGTGCCGCAGGCGCCTGGCTGACGAGCTGCGCAAGATGGCGCGCCGCATTGAGTCAGGTGAGGTCATTCCACCGCCGCGCAGGCAGATTCCACACCTTCATCTCCCGCTCAGCAACGACAAGGGGCTGGATAAAATCGCCGAGATTCGCAGCCGGTTCGGCATGAAACGGAGGGCATCATGAGCGACGCACAGCGCAGCCGGTTTGAACGGCTGTACCGCAGCATGTACGGCGACCGGCACGACCTGACCCGCACTTACCTGGGCTATGCCTCTGAGGTTGTGAATCGGGCGTTTTTCTTCTGGCAGTCAGGTCTGGAATCGGGGGCGTCATGACACAGGTTATTCAGATGGTCATTGAGCAGCCAGCAATGCGGCAGGCTCGAAACCTGACGCTGGCAATCAGAGACCTGGCTAAGTGCCGGAACTTAACGCCAGCGCAATATCAGGCGCGCATGGATGCCATCGACATGCTGGCCCACGAGGCGCACGACACGATTATTCAGGCTGAGTGCCAGCCAAAGGGAAAGACAAATCATGTATGAACCCATGCAAGTAGAACCATCCGACATCCTCACCATCATCAGCTACAAGCGAGCCAATCAAAATCACCGTGGCGCTGTGGTAATCGACATGTCTCAGCTTGGCGTGGCTGCTGTGGCGTTTTCAAAGGTGCTTTCAGAGATAGCCATCATGAAGGCTATGGAGAGCGCAATGACCATCCGGCAGAGAGGAGAGTGATATGTGCAACGTAATCCCCATGAAGCGCCCTGAACACGTCATATCTGACGCCGAACTGGATAAGCTGGCAAGTGACCTCGCTGCTATCTGCCAGCGCTACGCAGGCTTTCAGTCACTCCCTGCAGCTATCCGTAAAACCCTTAGCGACGCATTAAAGCGAGACAAACGCGATGGAGACACAGCGCTACCTGTTACGTAACAGCAGCATCCGCCAGAACTGCATTGAAGCCATCCGGCAACTCCCCGCCAATCCCGAAAAGCCTCTCGTAATCACAATATCCGAACGTACCAGATCGTTAGAGCAAAACGCTCTCATGTGGGCGTGCCTGCATGACGTATCGGCACAAGTTGAATGGTATGGACGGAAACTGACAACCGAGGAGTGGAAGTGCGTATTCAGCGCGGTTTTAAACCGTCAGGAAACGGTACCCGGAATCGACGGCGGCTTTGTAGTCCTTGGCAAATCAACCAGCAAAATGCGCGTCGGTGAGATGCGAGATTTAATCACCTTAATCCATGCCTTCGGTGCCGAGCGCAACGTCAGATTCAGCGACGAAGCTGCCCGGGCTAAAGAGTGGGCGAGTCGCTGGGGTGAACAGAACAGGAGTTAACCATGCATTCTGATGAAATACTGATGCGCGCTTTAAGAAAGCAGCCTTCCATGACATCTCGTGAGGTTCACAAATGCTTTACGAGGAAGCGGATGACAGAGAAAGCAGCGCAGCAGGCGCTTTCCAGAGCATATCGCTCAGGGGTGATTCGGCGCAGAAAGGCACCGGGAAACCATGGCTATCAGTATCAGCTGGCCGCTGTTGATCCGAAATTTGGTGAGAGCTATGAGGAAGAGGTGGCACTGCGAAAGGATGGTGTCGTTGAACAATGCCGCTCCACTTCTGCACTGGTCGAGTTCAACAACATGATAGCTGGAGCAAGGAGGAACCATGAAGCTAACCTGGTTCGTTCATGACCCCGTAGACGCCGAAACCGCCGAAATCCTTATCTCCCGATATACCGCCCGCAACATTCAAACCCAAAAGACACTCGCTACCGACCAGCGCCTCTGGCTGGTCAGCGCGCTGCTGCCTGAAAGTAACTTCGAGCCAAGGAGGGATAAAAAATATGAAAACCACATCTGGCGCTGATCGCTGCTGCCGTTGTCACGCAACCCTCACCACTGAAGACAAACATAACTACGGCAGCTCTTGCGAGCCGTGTGAGCAGGATTATATCTATGAAGAAGCTGAGCGAGGTCAGATCAAATCAGCCTACTGGCGATGGAGAGCTATCTGTTTCTGCCTGCGGTGGCTGTGGTGCTCAATTGCTGGATACCGAAGTTTACGCCTGTGGCTCATGCCTCGACCTGTGGCTACTCCTCGATCCGAACTTCGACATGACAGGAGAAAGTGATGGCTAACTTACGCAAAGAGGCGCGGGGCAGGGAATGCCAAGTCAGGCTGCCTGGCATATGCAATGGAAACCCTGAGACAGTCGTACTCGCGCATTACCGGATGGTTGGAATTTGCGGTACTGGCATGAAGCCAGATGACCTGTTTGGCGCATGGGCCTGCTCAGGTTGCCATGATGAGATAGACAGGCGCACACGTCACTGTGATGTCACCGAGGCGCGTATAGCCCACCTTGAAGGCGTCATACGCACGCAGGACGCTCTGCTGAGGGAAGGGAAGGTGAAGCGATGAACGAATACCGAATAGATCTACCCTGGCCGCCCGGAAATAATCATCTCTTCTCAGTGTTTCGCGGCAGGAAAATCAAAAGCAAAAAGGGAAGGGAATACACCTCCGCAGTCATCAAGCAAATCACCGAAGCAAATCATCAATTCCAACTGGCCGGCAGGCTGAAAGTAAAAATTCTCGCATATCCACCTACTCGCGCCCGGCGTGACCTCGACAACCTTTTCAAAGCACCTCTCGACTCCCTCACTCAAGCAGGCGTCATTGCTGACGACAGCCTGATTGATGACGTGCGCATGGTTCGTTGTGAAGTGGTCAAGGGCGGCAGGCTGGAAATCATCATCACAGAGATGGAGGCAGCATGACCCAATACCTCAAAGATAAATGGCGCCTTCTGCGCATGTTCAAAGCCCGCCGCATGTACGAAATCAACTGCAAGGAGGATCAATGAAAACATGTAAAGCACCTGATTGTGGAAGGAAGCATGCTGCACACGGATTATGCAACATGCATAGGCAGCGAATGCTCAGAGAAGGGCACATTCAACTCAAAGAAAAAACCAAAAAAGAGCTCAATCAAACAACCCTGAAGCAACTTTTGGATTATGACCCTTTAACCGGAGATTTTAAGTGGAAGGTGAAAATCAAAGGCTGCGTTATGCCTGGGGATATTGCAGGCTGCATTGATGGACAGGGTTACAGAGTTATTCGCATATTCAACAAGAACAGAAAAGCGCACCGGCTGGCATGGCTTTACATGCATGGAGATTATCCGACAGTTATTGATCATGTTGACCGCAATCGTTCAAACAATTCTTTCAGCAACCTCCGCATCGCAACGCGACGTGAAAACACAATAAATCGCTCCTCATTAAGCAAGAACGCATCTGGATATACCGGCGTTAGTTGGCATTCTAAAGCAAAAAAATGGGAGTCATCGGTAACCATAAAAGGCAAGAGAATATACCTGGGTGTTTTTTCGGATCCCTACGAAGCAGCCAAGGCCAGGGAAAGGTTCTGCGTTGAGAATTTGGGCGAATTCTACAGTTCTGACCTTGTTGAAATCCGTAACACAGCAAAGATAATGGGGAGAGCCGCATGAACAACGACGCCTTAGCCCAGCTCGCACAGGTGATGCGTAAATCTGACCTGAAGAAGCGATACCTGAAGCCGGTCAAGCTGATTACTCCACTGCAATCCGCCTGGGTACGATGCCTGCTGGATGTATGGGGAGAGAAGTACGGCGGCTCAGTGGGTCCGGATAGCGGCAAATCTAGCGTGATAGGGCGCCTGATGATACGCAAGGAATGGAATGACCGGGAATCGGAACGGATACTGGAAGTCGTCGATAACCTGCATAAGCAGGGATACAAGGGCAATGAGCTGTTTATTAAAGCTCAGCAGCTCATCAACCCTCAGAACTCAGTCAGCAATCTTCTCGACCGCGCCAACGAACAGGAAGATGCCGACATTGTGGAGGCTGTAATCTGCAGGCTGTTTGAACCGGCTAATCCGATCCGCCATGTAGCCATTAAATACTATTGCGAGCGCAAGTGCGCGCAAGACATCGCCTATGAGCTGTCGCGAGTTACCGGTATTCATCCGGAGAACGCAAAGACGCGCATTAAGTGGTGCCGACAGCTACTTGAGGCAGGGGTGTATCACGCTATAGTTGCCGATATTGACGCTAACAGGCAGAAACTTGCCGCGTAAATGCGATAAGTCGCAAAAATATTTTGATATTCGCTTGAAAGCGTCACTTGGAACTAGTACATTTCTGATATGCTCGTGACACAAGTAGTTGAGCAAAACAATTAAAGCCTCGGTTAACGCCGGGGCTTTCTCGTTTCTGCAATCCACCAATTTTCATAGGTCGCCATCAGAGCGGCCTTTTTTACGTCTTTCGCCTCTGTCGCTCTAACGGGTCTTCCTGGATTTTCCCGGCGGCAATGGGCGTTTTTTTCCCTCACAGCATGAAGCCGGACTATCCGGGTTACGCCGGAGACGGCCATGAAAAACACACAATCAGTAGCCCGCGAGGTAGCTCATGGGTGAAAGCAGCATAATCACAGGCGTGCTCGGCCTCTTATTTGGCGGCGGCGCAGTGGCAGTTCTCTGGAAACCATTAGCGGCCAGCCTTGTCTCTCTCGGCATAAGCAATCGCGCTGGCGGAGAGATAATCTCCAATTACAAAGAGCAGGTGCAGTTGCTGAAAGAGAGCAACGCCATTCTCCGCGAAGAAAATGATGAGTTGCGCGAGCGGCACGACCGTAACCTGCGCCGCATATCGACTCTTGAGACTGACCTGAAGCTGATTAAAAACGCCCTGAGCATCCTCCTTGCGATGTCTGAGGCCAGTACCGCTGTCGGAAATGAGCGATTCAGAACCGAGATAGATCGGCTGATTGCGAAAATGGAGACCCACAGCGATGACGAACAGCGCTAAACAGAATCACAAACGCAGCCTGATAGTCGGCGGCGTTCTTACCCTGATGACACTCATCTGCGTTGCCATGACCTGCATGTTTGTTTACGTCACCAATGACGCCAACAACCGTATTGAAGACATCCGCAACGACTACCGCAAGGTGGCCGAACGCCGCGATGCAAAGGTAGCCAGCCTGGCTAATCAGGTTGCCTCCCTTCAGCAGCAGATGAGCTCACTACCAGACCGCACAGCAAACAAAACCGCCGCTCAGGTGAAGCAGGTCGTTAAAGAGGACGAAGCGAAATGACCAAAGACGACATTTTCAATTCGATCCTCGGCAAAGAAGGCGGCTATGTAAACAACCCGAACGATAAAGGCGGCCCGACCAACTGGGGAATAACTCAGGCGGTAGCGCGTGCTCACGGCTACACCGGTGACATGCGAGACCTTACCCGCAATCAGGCGCTTCAGATTCTAGAGGCTGATTACTGGAAAGGGCCGCGCTTCGATCAGGTTGATTCCATCAGTGGCCTTATCGCTATCGAACTGGCCGATACCGGCGTGAACATGGGGCCAGCCGTGGCCGCCAAGTTCCTGCAGCGCGCCCTAAACGTATTCAACAATCAGGGAAAGCTTTACCCGGACATCATCGCAGATGGTCAGATCGGCCCGCGCACTCTCTCCGCTTTGAAATCCTTCCTGTCGGTTCGCAAGGATGGGGGTGAGAAGGTGATGCTCAAAGCATTAAACAGCCTGCAAGGTGAGCGATACATTTCGCTTTCCGAAGCTCGCGAGGCCAACGAAACATTCACATACGGATGGTTTGAAAGGGTGGAAATCTGATGGACATGTTCAGCATGCTGCGTGGTTCAACTGGCAACATCTCACTGAGCCGCACGCAGGCCGCAATCGCCTTTCTGGTTTGCTGCGGGGTGGTGAGCTGGCAGGCATACAACGGCACGCTGTCTGATGTCACCTTTGGCCTGTTCTTTGGCTTCTCGACCGCTGGCTATATTGGCGCTAAGAAGATCGCATCAGACAAAGACCTCAACGAGCAGAAGCTGGACGCAGGCTTCGAGCCGGGAGCGAAACCATGAGCTTTGAATATATCCTCGGCATCATTGGCGTAATCATCGCCGCGGTAATGACTGCTTTCGGCGTCGGCCACTCCAAAGGCAAGGCTAAAGCAGAGCAGGCCGCTGATGAGCGTGAGACGCAGGCAACCATCGATTCCATGAAGGCAGCTAACCAGCGCCAGAGTGAAGTGACGAAAGGAGCAGCTGATGTACAGGACACTGTTTACCGCATGCCTGGCAGCGCTGTTGACGACGAGCTGCTCCGCGACTGGACCCGTAAGGACTGAGGTGATCGATACGGCGTGCCTGTGGTCGAATCCCATCATCCTTACCAGAGCTGATGTCCTGGCTCTGAATGATGCAACCAAACAGGCCATTCTGGTTCACAACAAAACTTGGAAAGCTAACTGCCAGCAGGAAGCTAAATGAGTGCCTACCAGATTTACAACATCCTATCCGGCATGTGCATTGGCGCCCTGATTATGACGTGGATCGGATTCTGGATTCACCAACGTCAGGAGCGCAGACACCGGGGAGAGTTGAGTCGCATGCAACAGCAGATCATCTGCGAAGTTAAGAACAGCTTAAAGAAGTGACAAACCCCAAGAAGATTCACTCCAGCTAACAGAGCAACATCAGCCTCGCCATTGTGCGGGGCTTTTTTATGCGCTTCGCACGCGCAAACAACCCAGAACCTTTCAGGATGACCCTTGAGGAACCGGCTAGCTGTCGGAGCTCTCTGGGGGCCGAATTCCTGTGCGACAAGGTTCATCACTAAAAGGTACTTCGACATGAAACACCTGATCAAAGTAATAAACGGCACTCCGGTAGTTAGCACTGAAGTGATCGCAACGGAGTTTGGTCGCCGACACGATAACGTTATGCAGAATATCCGCTCATTGATTGAGAGCGGGCATTTAGGAGGCCTTGATTTCAAGGAGTCCTCTTATCTGAACAAGCAAAACAAAGCACTCCCTTGCTTCGAGCTAACTGAACGGGGATTTCTGATCGCCATGCCATTCATTGGTGGTGATAAAGCAAGAGATGGGCAGGTTCGCCTGGTAGACAGCTTCATCTCCTATCGAGAGAAAGCGAAACAGGAAGCTGCTATTCAGGCTGAGCGTGATTTAGCTCGGGTTGAGTATCGGCCAATGACGAACGCCATCAAAACCAGTCGGGAATTGGAAGGCAAAGAAGTTGATCATTATCACTTCAGCAACGAAGCGAACATGATCAACCGTATCGTGCTTGGCACAACCTCTGCAAAGTTCAGGAAAGAGAATGACATCGGAAAGGCTGAGGCTATTCGCGATTACCTGACCGCCGAACAAATCAGGGCCATCACCGAACTGCAGCGTGCTGACACTGTATTCATCAACATGGGCTGGGACTATGACAAGCGAAAAGCAGAGCTAACCACAATGTTCGAGCGCAACCATCGCCAGCTTCTGATTGAAGAGCAGCACCGCTTGGCAGCCTAACCCGCGAAAAGTCGCTGGTTAAATAGAGCCACTTTCACAACGGCTTTCATCACAGTTTGAAACTTCTCACAAGTAATGCATTAAGATACGCCCATGAAATTCCAGGAGGGTATATGGGCGAATCATTAATCAGCTATAAAACTATGGTGGCTACACAATATTCTTCCTATTGGGTATTTGGCTCTATGCTTGCTGCGATAGCAAGCGCCTGCGCAACCTTGATAACTCTGTATTATGCCAGGAAGGCTCTAGATACATGGAAGCAGCAAGAAGCACTCAAGATAATGATTGATTTCAAGAGTGCGGCCGTAGATCTTCTTTATGCTTTGGATGCTATGCCGGATAACTGGTCTCACATGCACGTCAACCTAGCTCGCGCAGCCATAGACAGAGGAGACATAAACTCATCTGACAAAAAGCGAGAGGTGCAGATTTATTACCTCAAGCAAGATATGGTCGAGTCGAACAGGATGGCCGAGCGCCGATGGATGATGTGTAACCCGCTATTAAAAGACTCTGAAATACCTGAGTTATGGAAAAAGTTTCAGCATGACTTCTGGCTTTACTCGGTAAAGGGTGGCAACAAGGCCGATATATTTCCCCTGTTGAAAAAAGTGGTCGATGAGATCGTTATCTTCTGAGAGTCATTAAAGAAGAATAAAAAATGGCCCCAGTTGATGAAGCTCTCCGGCAATGGATAACGGTTAGCCATGCTTTGATGTGTTGCGGAGCTGGTTTATAGTCTTGTCTCTTTAAAAGGAGAAAGAAATGAAATCAATCGCAGATTACCTAGCCGACACTGAAGGAACTGGTCCAGCTGTAGGTAAAACCTTTGAGCTGCATGGAATGACTATTGGTCAGTTTGTCGGGTTAACGCACCCAACGAGCCTTACATTTGCCAAGAATGGCGAAACAATGGAGGTGCCAATTGCCATTAGATTAGAGGGATTCAATTTACCAGGGCCAATTGGAAACCCCCTACTCAAAGAAATTAAAGAAATTTAAGTGCTGACCGCCTCCGGGCGGTTTTTTATTGGAGTAAATATGCCTGACACCTACCGCATCACAGTGACTACCAAGTCAGGCGAAACTCACGAAGGCCTGATGAACCGATCACAGCCTGAGATGGTTAATGGCTTCATTGGCGTTGCCCGGGAAGATGGCGCTTGGGTATACCTCGCGCCGGATGACGTGCTCAAAATGGAGTATGTTCCGGAACAAGCCGAGGAGAGTGATAAATCATGAAAACAACCGGGCCGATAACTCTGACTATCGACATGAAAGAGCATGTAGCGAAGTCGCGCGAAGTTCTTGAAGAGTTGCAGGCGAGGCTTAAGCAGTTTGCACCTGGCGCCTCAGAGGACTCAGTGTTGCGAAGCCTGCTGTTAGAAATTACGTTCGATTACCTCGAAGCGAAAAAGAAAATCACTGGATAGGATTACAATATGGCATCACCAGATTGGGAGGCCATCGAGTCGGCTTACCGGGCTGGCTTGATGTCAGTAAGGGCGATTGGTGAAAAGCATGGCGTTAACCATGCCACCATCCTCAAAAGAGCAAACAAAGAAGGCTGGCAACGTGACCTGACAGAGCAAGTCAGATCGGCCGTTAAAGCCAAGGTAACCAAATCGGTAACCAGCGGCGGTAACCAGTCACCAGTGGTTACTGATGCCCAGATTGTTGACCAGGCATCAGACGAAGCTGCCGGTGTAGTACTGGCTCACCGTGAGGGATTAGCAGCATGGCGTGGCATTACCAACAAGCTCCGCGACTTCCTTGAGGAAGCTGAAATCACCGAAGACAATCACGCATCAATGTCACGCTCTATAACTGCCGGTGTCGATGCTCAGATTAAGGTGATCAACGCCGAGCGTAAGGCCTATAACCTCGACAGCGAGGAAGGCAATAAGACGGTCGATGACCTGTCGAACCTGATGGATTCATTGTCTCAGGGGGCTTAATGAGAACCGGTAAAATTTATCAATTCACTTGCACCGAAAATGGCAAGCGTTATGTCGGTTCAACTGTGAGGTCGGAAAAGCAAAGGCGCAGTGAGCACCTCCACCTGTTAAGAAATGGGAAACATCACTCCCGTCACTTTCAACGCTGCTTCGATAAGTACGGAGAAGAGTCATTCGTCTTCGGGATTATTGAAATTGTCGATGATTTGAATTTTATGTTGTGCCGGGAGCAATTTCATATCTGGCGAGTCGGCCCAGGGCTTCTTAATGCGGTAGATGTTTCAGACTCAGCCCTCGCAGCTGCAAAAGCTAACACTGGCAGGGTTCAGGGTAGTGAAGAAAGGTTGGCGAGGTCACTGTCTCAACGTGAAGCCATCGCGAAAGGGACAAGGAAAAAGAATGAGTGGTCTAAAGAACAGAGATTGGCTCATTCAGAAAGACTTACCGGTCGATTTATGCCGCCTGTTTCAGAGAAAACCAGGCAGAACATTAGCAAAGCATTATGCGGCAGGCCTGTTTCAATAAATGGGGTGAAAGCATCAGTTGCTGCCAGAACGTCTTTCATCAATGAAGAGGTTTCGCTATGGCTAAAAATGCGGGAATCAGGGATGAGCTATAGGCAAATAGAAAAGGAAACCGGACGCTCTCGCGATGTTGTGTCCAGAGAGTGTAAGAGGGTTTGCGAGCATGAAAGCAGAGCATCTTGCGCGACTGAGCGATAAAGATTTCCGATTAAATAATCTGTACTGGATCACCGACAAAGAGGGAAAGCCTCAGCGATTCCTGATGACACCAGAGCAGCGCGAATACTTCGAAGGCATCCACACTCGCAACATCATCCTGAAGGCTCGCCAGCTAGGTTTCACGACAGAGGTGTGCATCATCCAGCTCGATGCGGCTCTCTTCGAGTCTGCCAAATGTGCGCTAATTGCACACACCCTCAACGATGCTAAACGCCTGTTCCGGGAAAAGGTGAAGTACGCCTATGACCGGCTGCCGGCAGAAATCAGGGCTGCCAATCCGGCGAGTAACGATTCGGCGGGGGAACTGGTATTCCGGAAGGGTGGGTCACTCTACGTAAGCACGTCATTCCGTGGCGGCACACTGCGCTTCCTGCACGTTTCTGAGTTCGGGAAGATATGCGCTAAGTTTCCCGACAAAGCTCGTGAGATTGTCACTGGTGCGTTTGAAGCGGTATCCAGCGATTGCTTTACCACCATTGAGAGCACCGCAGAGGGCCGGGCCAGTTACTTCTTTGATTACTGCCAGACTGCAGAGAAAGCTCAGTTGCAGGGTAAGACGCTTTCCAATCTCGACTGGAAGTTTTTCTTCTTCTCCTGGTGGAAGAATCCTCTGTATTCAATCGACCCGGTAGAGCCTCTTCCTCAGCGCCTCGACGATTACTTTGACGATATCGAGCAGAAGCATGGCGTCATTCTCAATGATCGTCAGAAAGCCTGGTATTACGCCAAAGAGAAGACGCTCGGCGATGATATGAAGCGCGAATATCCGTCGATACCGGCAGAGGCGTTTCAGCAGTCAGTTGAGGGGGCTTATTACGCTAAACAATTCCGCTGGCTCTACACCAATAAGCGTGTAGGTGAGCTGCCTGATAACCCTCACCAGCCGGTTTACACCTTCTGGGATATCGGGGTGGGCGACTCAACGGCCATCTGGTTCGTGCGTGAGGTTGGTGAAGAGTTCCACGTCATAGACTATTACGAGAACAGCGGTGAAGGTCTCAGGCACTACATGAAGGTGCTGAAAGACCGCAGCTATGAGTACGGCGATCACTGGGCACCACACGATATCGATAACCGTGAGTTTGCCGGTGACGGCAAGAGTCGCAAGCAGATAGCTGCAGAAGGCTTTGAAATCGACGGTCAGGTTTACTCAATTCGCTTCAAGGTCGCGCCGAAACTTGGCGTTGATACCGGCATCGACTCAGTGCGTGAAATCCTTCCGAAGTGTGCCTTCGACGCAGCTAAATGCGAGCAGGGTATTTCCCACCTTGAGGGCTACAGGAAAGAGTGGGATGACAAGCGCGGCTGCTGGAAAGACAAACCTCTGCACGACTTCACATCGCACGGCGCTGATGCGTTCCGCTACTTTGCTGTAGCGAAAACCAACCATAAACAGACCGGCGCAATATTCTTCTAAGGAGCTCATCAGTGAGTGAACTAAGCAACGGGGAACAATTCCTCGTGAACGCCCTCGCTGATGCTTTGGGCCGACAGCGCATGATGTACGGTGCCAGAAATGGCAACACCAAGCGCACAAAGCTTTATGAGGAATTCGGGTATCCCGATGAACTCGGATTCGACCAGTATTACCGCGCCTACGAGCGTAACCCTGTGGCCTATGCCGCCGTGCATAAGCTGATGGAATCGTGCTGGGTGGATAAGCCGACCATCATCGACGGTGACGAGAACAAAGAATCAACTGAAACCACGCCGTGGGAGAAAGCCGCTGGCAAGTTGCTGAGCAAGCATTGGGCGAAAATCAAAGATGCTGACCGCCGTAATCTGGTTGGCCGGTATTCGGCGCTGCTCATCCAGTTTAAAGACGGTCGTGAGTGGAAAGAGCCGGTAGACACCGCTGCTGTGACCCGGTTGCGCGATAAGGCGATCGTCAAACTCATCCCGGCATGGGAATCACAGATTAAGCCGGGCAACTTCGACACGGACACTATGTCGGAAACCTACGGCGAGCCGGTAAATTACCAGTTTAACGAACAACCAGTTGGTGACGATGGCACTTACGGGATGGTGCGGAGCGTTACGGTTCATCCCGACCGCGTTATCATCCTGTGCGAAGGCTCAGAAGATGAAAACATGCTGTCCGGTGTGCCATTCCTGCGAGCTGGCTACAACAAGCTACTGGACCTCGAAAAGATTTCCGGTGGTAGCGCTGAAGGCTTCCTGAAGAACGCCAGCCGCCAGCTGGGCATCAGCTTTGACGCGCAGACGGACATGGTAGCGATCGCCAGGATGGCGAAAGAAGCCGGTTACGAAAACCTCGGCGAAGCAATGAACGACAAGATGATGAAGCTGAATCGCGGTACTGATTCGGCGCTTGTCACTCAGTCAGGCACCACGTCAGTGCTTTCCGTGGCCGCAGCCGACCCGGCTCCAAGCTGGACAGTAACAGCTAACGAGTTCTCGTCATCGATTCAATGCCCGTTCACCATTCTGTTTGGTCAGCAAACCGGACGGCTCGCATCTGATGAGGATAAAGCAGACTGGGCAAAGCGTTGCAATGGTCGTCGCTGGGGATTCCAGACAGCAGTCGTACAAATGCTACTGGAGCGGCTCTGGAATCTTGGAGCTATCGACGCACCGACATCAGGTGAAGTCACCCTAGCATGGTCTGACTTACTCGCACCAAGTGAGAAAGAGAAGATCGCCAATATGCAGGCAATGGCCGCTGTGGCGAAAGACACGCAGCAGGCTTTCGGCACTCCAGCCGTTGATGAAAATGAGGTGCGCACAGTTGGCGAGCTTGAGCCACGCAAAGCGCCAGTTACACCTGACCCAAACAAAAAGCTAACCGATAAGGACCCGCTGAATGGTGACGACGACAGCGAAAACCCGAATCGGGACGCCAATAGTACCCCGCAATAAAGCAGACCCGACGCAATCAGCCCGGCAGGTTGGACGCATGTATCGCGACATTGATGACCGTTACTACCGGATTAAACTGGCGCTTAAACAGCTATTCGATGAGCGGCTAACCGGCACCGGGCGTATCGGTAATGCCTCGCATGCTGTGTACGGCGATGTGATTTACCAGGTTAACGCCGAAACTTACATCTACGACATGACAGCCGCTCAACTGGCTGACCTGCTGCAGCGTGTTCAGCTGATACTGGACGATCACCTTCTGGATGGTGGAAGCCAAAACCTGTGGTCGCTGAGCTACGTTGCTGCTGAGTATGAGCGTGGCACGCGGCAGGCATTCACCAATCTGTCAGTGCAATCGACTGTCTATGAGCAGCAAACCACGCTGGCGCAGTTGCTGAGCAGCCCGGCATATCAGAATCAGATCGCCGCAGCTTACGTCTCCACCTACAGCGACTGGAAAGGCATCAGTGATGCAGCCCGCGCTGACCTGGCTAATGTCGTGTCCGACTCCATCGGTCGTGGCGTTAACCCGCGTGAAACTGCTCGCATCATCAGCAAGCGGCTTGATGTATCAATGGCACAGGCAAAGAATATTGCGCAAACCGAACAGGTAGGGGCGTTGCGTAAAGCCCAGTGGCTGGAAACGGATTGGGCAAAAGAAAGGTTAGGGCTGAATACTGCCATCCTCTGGCTGTCTGCGTTAAAGCCAACAACCCGGTCATGGCACGCAGCCCGCCACGGGCACACGTACACCACTGAGGAAGTGGAGGCGTTCTACGCAGTCAACGGAAATCGCTATCACTGCTACTGCGGTAACGTTCCTTGCCTGCTTGACGATAAAGGCAAGATCGTAAACACCGGCCTCGTTGATAGGCTGACCAAAGAGCGCAAGGAGTGGCAGCAGACCACTTAACTATCCATCCCATGAGGAAGCAGCATGAAACGCAATCGCGTTAACGTGCTGTCCGTCGTCAACTCTGCTTCAAACATCACCACCGAAACCATCAACGGCAGACCACACATCGTGGTGCGTGGCGTCACGCCTATCGTTGACGACATCGTGATGAACGGCAAGTTGTACACGGCAGCAGAAATCGCCAAAGGGTTTCGCACTCTAGAGCGCACACCAATGCCACTTGGTCACCCCAAAGTTGATGGCAAGCACGTTTCAGCCAGGGATGTGCAGGCGGTAAATGAGTATCACATTGGCGCATGGTTGCAGAACGTCGAGCACAAAGACGGGAAGGTGATCGGCGATATGTATGTGGATCGGCGATATGCCGAATCAACCGAAAAGGGCCCACGCCTCGTTAATCGTCTGGATGAGATGGCAGCAGGAAAAAACGTTGAGCCTATTCATATTTCGACCGGACTTCTTTACTCGGGCATTGCAGCCAACGGTGAGTCGAAGGGCAAGAAGTACCGTGAAATCGTCACAAACATGACGTTTGACCATGTAGCAAACCTGCTTGATGAGCCGGGCGCTGGCACTCCAGAGGAGGGCGTAGGCATCTTCGTTAACTCCGACGGCACTGAGCAAGAGCTTGAGGTGGTCAATCTGGCAGACGCCGAAACGCCTGATCCTGAATCACAAAATGACCCCGCACTTAAATCAATTTTCAACCAGCTAAAGGCGTTTTTCAGCGCCAACAGCAATTCCGTCAAAGAGGAAGCAAACCCGATGAAAGAACTCATCACCAATGCGCTGAAAGCGAAAGGCATCGACGTTGAAGGAAAGTCCGATGCTGAGCTGATGGACGCTTACAACCAGATGGCCGCCGAAGATGCGACAGCGAAAGCTGCAGCTGATGAAAAAGCCAAGAAAGATAAAGAAGAGGCTGACAAAAAAGCCAAAGAGACCGCCACCAATAGCGATGAGGCTCCGGCATGGTTCAAGCCATTCGCCGACAAACTGAGCACCATTGAAAATGGCCTCGCAGTTAACTCTGACAAAGAGAAGAGTGAAAAACGCGCGGCTGTTAAAGCCAAGTTCGGCATGACGGATATCGCGGTTAACGCGCTTGATGGCGAACCGCTTAATGAACTCTTCGCTCAATGCCAGACATCCATCGGCCTGAATAGCTCTCTGCGTCAGGTCAACTCAGATAAAACCCTCAGCGAAATGCCGGAGTAAATAATGGCTAAAGATGGAAAGCACGTAATTCATGCCGGTGGCGTATTCCCTAACCCTTTGCTCAACCGTGAAGGTGCGGCCGCTGTGGCAACCAAGCCCGGCACGATCGGCTTCTTTGACGCTGGCAAATTTACCGCCTCAGTAGACGGTGACGAGCAGGCCATTCTGTATGTTGCTAACTACGACTACCTGCGCTGCCTGACCGTTGATGACAGCATTCCCGCGGATGAACTGGTCGTTGGTATCCAGCCGCTACAGGGCATGTTCCTGAACGTACGTGCGGAGGCAGGCACCTATAAAAAAGGCCAGCCGCTTTCAATCGGAAATGGTCAGGTGAAAGCGCAAGCCGCTGACGAGTCCATTCGTTGCTTTGTGGAAGAAGACAAAGCCTATACCGCTGCCGCAGGTGATCTGCTGCGCGTTGTGATCAAGTAAGGAGCACCTGAATGTTTGTATTTTCCCGCTCTCTGGGCGAACGCACTGGAAACCTTGAGGTTAACCAGTCTCAGTTTGCCGAACTGCAAATGGCGCGTAATGCGGGTGCTCAGGCTGCAGCCGATTTCCTCGGCCGCGTGCGTGGCATTCGTGAAGATGCTGGCCGCCTAGATGCCGTCAATGCTGTTGACGATATCCGCCGTCTCTATCGCGCTTTCGATACCACCGTTCTGGCTCAGTTCGAGCCAACCACTCAGTTCACGCTGCTGAATGACCTGATGCCGCTATCTCGCTCAGTGCGCATTGAACAGTCACGCTACGATTACGCCCGTACCGGTGGCCGTGGCTGGGCGCACACATCCATGTCCGGCCAGATTGGCGCGGCTCTGGACGCGAAGAGCTACACCTTTGACGGCACCATGGTTCCGGTGCATGACTCAGGCTTCAAGTTCACCTGGCGTGACCCAATCTTCAACAGCCCGTCAGCGCTCCAGTCTCAGGCCGATGCGCAAAGCGGCTCTGTTGAAGATGTGCAGCGCCAGTACATTGACTACATGTTCAACGGCTTCCGCGACTCAGAAGGCAACTTCGTTAAGTTTGACGGCCTGACCTGGAAAGGTCTGAAGGCTGACGAGCGCGTTGCTCAGGTGACTCTGACCTTTAACTTTGCAACAAGCGCTGATCCGGTAGCGCTGCGCACCAATGCGATCGCCCTGCGTGATGTGGTTCGCGTAACCAATAGCCAGTATGCGCCGCAGACGTGGTACGTGTCGGCAGAGGTCATGTCGAACCTTGAGCGTTATTTCGACGTGAACGCAGCCCGCACCGTGCTGGAAGAGCTCCTGAAGCTGTCGGGCGTCGCAGCCATCAAAGAAGATGCGCAGCTGTCAGGTAACGAAATCCTGATTGTGCCACTGACTGCAGGTGTCATTGCTCCGATCGTCGGACAGGCTATCGGCACCGTCGCCGACCCGCGTCCGTTCTACAACAGCGATTATATCTGGCGCACATGGGGTGCGATGGGTCTGATGGTTAAGCAGGACATCAACAACAAATACTCCGTCATTCATGCTTCGAGCTAAGGAAAAATCATGGCACTCGTAAAGGTATTGGTTTCAAACCTCTTTGCCGGTGCCGGCTTCCAGAAACTGGATGCCGGTCAGGTTTATGACGTAGAGGAGTCGGTCGCTGAAAAGTGGCTTGCTCAGGGTAAAGCCGAAAAGGCCACCGAGAAGAAAGGCGAGAAGCTGACCTTCGAGGTGGCAACTCCATCTGCTCCGGTATCTGCAGACAGTTCGGCTCTCCAGACGCGGCTCAACGATGCGCTGGAGCAGGTTAAGCAGCTTCAGGATGCCGCAGCAAATAAAGAAAAAGAGCATGCCGATGCGCTGGCGCTTGAAACCAAGCGCGCAGACGAAGCTGAAGCAGCGCTGGCTGCAGCAATCAAAAAGGATAAGTAACCATGGCAGCCCAAATCACGCTGGATGACGTAAAGCCGCTGATGGCTGAGCTGGGCTTCACGGTTCCTGATGCTGTACTTCAGCTGCTGATTGACCAGGTTAATCCGGTTACTGCATGTATGGACGGGGCGGGCTACTCCGATAGCCTGCAGAAGCTGATGCTCATCTACGCAGCGGTGAGAATGGCCGCCCTGTCCGGAGCCCGGAAAATATCGTCACAATCGGCGCCGTCTGGCGCTTCACGATCTTTCACTTACGACAGTGCCGGCACTGATTATCTTTACCGTCAGTTGCAGGCATGGGACCCGAATGGCTGCCTGAGTGGATTGCCGCTCTCTGGCTTGTCGGTCGGATTCTTTGACGTGGTGGGAGGCTGCTGATGGTTTGGGTATCAACAGGCTGTCAGCTACCCAAACCATTCGAGCGGGTATGGATTAAAACATCTAATGGCCGTGAAACGACGGGGTATGTGAACAGCAGCGGCGAGTGGGTAATTAACTGCCCTCGGATTGCCGCGCAGAAGCCCACCGTGACGGGCTGGAGGAAATAGCATGTCATCACTGGCTAGCTGGTCATACACGGCACAGGCGACGATCTGGAAGCGCTCTGGTGCAACCAATGATTATGGCGATCCTGTGTTCGAAGCACCTTTGGTGATTGCCTGTGATTATGGTGGTGATGCGACGGCTCGCCTTGGCGATATTGGTGTTGAAATTAATATCAAGAACACGTTTTGGTCAGAGTATGCATCCGCCGAAAAGGGTGACTATATCCTCTTGGGGGAATCAGTGGTCGCTAATCCAGTAGAGGCGGGCGCAGATGAAATCATGCATGTAATTAGGTATGCAGATACCTTCGAAAGAATTGCGGATGATTTCGCCATCATTACGGGCGTTTGATATAATGGCTCGGCGCGGCTAGACCGGCCAGTCGAAAGCAGGGAACACAGACCTTGTTGCCGCGCACCAATCATCTGTGAAACCTACTGTGAGGTTTTAAATGAATGTATCTTTGAATAAAGAGCCATCGATCGAATTCTTTCGTGAATGCTTTGCCTATGACCCTGAAAAAGGCGAAATTAGATGGAAAGAACGTCCAGAACATCACTTCAAAACACTTCGCGACCATCGGGTCTGGAATAATAAATACCCAGGGATGATTGCGGGTTCCATCGCTACGAATGGATATCGGCAGGTGACTATTCTGGGTTATCCCGTCAAGGCTCACCGCATCGCATGGATGATGCATAGCGGTAAAATTCTTGATGGTGTTGTAGATCACATCAATGGCGTTAAGACCGATAACCGCATATGCAATTTACGCCAAGCCACTGCGGTAACGAACGCTAGAAACAAAAAGTCTGGGTCACTTAATAAAAGCGGCAAGATGGGCGTTTATTGGGTGAAAGCTGATTGTAAATGGCGAGCCAGAATAGGCGTTGATGGTAAGTATGTCAGTCTGGGCGTTTTTGACGATCTTAATGATGCCATTGCAGCCAGAACGTTGGCTGAAATCGAATATGGTTATCATGAAAATCACGGCAGAAGATAATCTGCATTAACAGGTCGCCTAGGCGGCCTTTTTTACGTCTGGAGAAAAATATGGGCGTGAAAGTAAAAGGTATCAAGCAGGTTTCACGCAACGTTAATCGGGCCATCGATAACATTCAGGATCGGAAGGTCGTCAGGGCATTAACCAGCGCCATGATTATCGGCGGGTCTCAGGCTGCAATCTACACGCCAATTGATACTTCTTACCTGATAAACAGTCAGTTCCGCGAGATAGTGATTAACGGTACCAGAATAACCGGCAGAGTTGGCTACACGGCCAATTACGCAGCCTACGTGCATGACCCGTCTATTCCGCAGAACTTTCGGCGCCCGACCGCTCAGAAAGAGTTTCTCACTAAAGGCTTTGAAGATGAGCGAGAGCTTATCGACAGAACCATCGCAAGGGAGATGTCGCTTTGAATCCTCCAATGCATACGCGTGTGCGTGACTATTTTGTCAATGCCGGGCTTACCACTGGATTCACCACGCAGCTACTGATGTGGAATGACAGCGGCAACCTGTCCGATCGCTTCATGGTTTTCCGACCCAACGGTGGCTCCAGCATTCGCAATGAGCTCGGGGCCGAATACTACATGATGGTTGACGTTATCGGCGCAAAGAGTGGTAACGGTGCTGCGGATGCAGCGGTGCAAGCCATTATCCAGCGCGTACAGTCTGATCCGCTTCCTAATAACTGTATCGGCTATATCGAAAACCTTGGAGGCATTCCTGCCCCAGTCCTGACCGCTGAGGGCCGCCTGGTCTATCGGCTCCAGTTTGCAATCAAATACGGCGAATAGCCGAAAATTCAAAGAGGAATGAACTATGGCAATTTGCCAAACCGACAACTCTAAGCTGTTCGGTCGGGCCATTGTGCTCGAAGTAGCCGATGGCTGCCCTGACACCGTGCCGCAGGAGTCTGAATGGAAAGCTCTAGCCGCCGGCACGTCAAAGGGCTTCGACTTCTCGCCTAACAGCGTAACTTCAGATGCTGATGACACTAAAGGCTACGTTGAGAACATCGTCACCAACGCTGACTTTACCATCTCGTTTGAGGGTGAGGTACGCCGTAATGACAAACTGGATCAGTACGGTGTTGGCCGCCTGATTAAGTATTTCAACACCGAAATCCAGGCGACACGACAGCCTACTTTGTGGGTGCGCATGGAGTTTGGCCCGGTGACATTTATCGGCTACATGCTGATCAACGCCCTTAGCTCAGACGGTGGCACTAACGACATCATCACTTTTTCTACAGAGTTTAAGGTGGCGGCGGCTGACACTATTCAGGTTATTGATACGGATGATGCCGTTGCAGTAACTGGCGTAACCGTAACTCCAGCGACTACCTCTCTTGCTGTAGGCGCAACCCGTCAGTTGACCGGCGCTGTTCTTCCTGCTGATGCCACCAATAAAGGCGGCACATGGACTACCTCGGATGCGACCAAAGCAACGGTCAGTTCGAGTGGCCTGGTCACTGGTGTCGCTGCGGGTACTGCAACGATCACTTTCACCTCAAGTGATGGCGGCTTTACTGGCACTACCTCAGCAACCATCACCGCTTAATTGCCATTTCAGGGGCTTCCACCTGGTGGCCCCGAAAATGCCACTTACCGGATTATCCCATGACCCCACAAAAAGAGATTGGCGAGTGCCTTATATCAGTAGGTGATAATGATTATTTCTTCAGGCCCTCATTCGCAGCAATGTCACGCATTGGCGAGCCGCAGGAGATTGTTCAGGCGTTTTATGACCTGCACAACGATGAGGTAACGCCGCTTTTGCAGCGCGCAGTTGACGCATACGGTGCAATCCCAGCATGGCTAATTAAGCACGCAGGCAGAAAGCAGACCAACAAGGCAGCAATTATGGCCGCCATGACGGTGCTGTCAGCCTGTAGTGAAAGCGATGTTTCCAGACTAACCGGAGAAATTATTCCGGGGAAGTCCGGCCGCTGGACATTCGTCTATCGCAAGGGACTGATGGACGTTGCTGATATGGTGCTGATCGCCCAGTCACTCATCACCCATGGCATCATCGGAAAGGCAAAAGTGCGCCAACTTCAGCGCCACGAGTCAAGTCAGGCCACTACAGAGTTCCGGTCATTCGATTACATTAGCGCCGCCCGCAATCACTTCAGCATCAGCCGAACAGAGGCGGAGCAGCTCAGCATGACAGAGTTTCAGATCATGCTTAACGCGAAATATCCCGATCAAAAAGGCTTTACGCGTGACGAATATGACGCAGTCGCAGATGACTATATGGCGAAGAAGGCCAGAAAGCTGGCCAGAGCAAAACAATAACCTTCCGCTTCGGCGGTTTTTTTACGTCTGGAGAAATGAATGGCAGCTTCAACCAATGCAGGCAGCATCGTTTATGAAGTGGACATGGACACCTCGCGCTTGCTTGCTGCCAGACGTGAAGTAGATGCCGCGCTAAATGGCATGGGCGGCAGCATGGGCAGGCTGGAAGCCAGCGTCACCAGAACAGAGCGTTCTATTTCCTCTATGCAAGGTGCCATGTCCAGCCTTAGCGGTGTGGCGAAAGGGTTGGCTGCCGCGCTGTCTGTCCAGCAGGTGGCTCAGTATGGCAATGAGTGGGTAACGGTTAATAACAAGCTAGTAAACTCCGTAAGGGCCAATGAAGATCTTGCTCAGGTTACTCAGCGCGTTTTCGACATATCGCAGAATACAATGAGCAGCTTGCAGGCGACCGCCACGCTTTACGGGCGCCTTGAGCGCGCTACCCGCAGCGCAGGCACAAGCACCAAAGACCTAATCACGCTGACCTCGACTATCAACAAAGGATTGGCGGTATCAGGAGCCACTACCGAAGAAGCAAGTTCAACAATGACTCAGCTTTCTCAGGCGCTGGCATCTGGAGTGCTGCGCGGTGAGGAATTCAACTCCATTTCTGAGAATGGTAGCCGCCTGGCGGTCGCTCTTGCTGATTCATTGGGTGTCACCATTGGTCAGCTACGTAAAATGGCTGCAGAAGGAAAGCTGACTACAGAAGTCGTGGTAAATGGCCTCCTGCAACAAAGCGGTGCAATTGCAAAAGAGTTCGCTAATACCGTTACTACCATGGGGCAGGCGTTCACGATCGCCACAAACAACATCACCAAATTCGTCGGTGAAAGCTCCAGCGTATCCACATCAATTCGCGTTTTTAATGAGGGAGTGATTTCGCTCAGCCAGAATCTGGATATTGTGGCAAATGCGATAGCGGTGACTGCCGTTATCTTTGGTGGCAGGTTTGTTGGTGCGCTGGCTCTGGCAACCAAAGCACGCATTGATGATTCACTGGCGGCGAAGAATCAGACAGCAGCGACAGCTCAATCAGCAGCGGCTACAGCTAACGCCGCGCGCGTGACGGCGCTTAAGGCTGGTCTGGACAAGGAGCAGGCATTATCAAACCTTGCTCTGGCACAAACTGAATACAACGTTGCCAGAGGGTCGGCGGCGGAGGCATTCGCGCTTGAAAATTTAATCGCAGTTAAATCTGTAGCAATACAGCGTTCAGCAGCATATGCAGAAGCGCAGTTGGTGGAGGCGGCGGCAACCAGAGCATCGGCGGCGGCTTCCGCTGCTGCAACGACAACGATTGGCGGCCTGGCTAAAAACGCTCTGGCGTTGATTGGTGGCCCGGCAGGGCTAGCTGTGATTGCGGCTGCAGGCATCTTCTACTTCTATCAGAAGATGCAACAGGCACGTCAGGAAAGCATCGATTTCGCTGACAAGCTTGATAGTGTAATTGCCAAAATGAAAAGCATGAGTCAGGTTCAGCTTGCTGCTGAGATTGATAATGCCAGCAAGTCAATCAGCGCTCAGGCTGACGCTCTAAAAGATAATCAATCCACCATTGAAGCAAACGAAATTCAGCAGGCTCGCTTGCGCCGCACCCTTAGCTCGCTTCAGGAAGGGAGCCTGCTCTACAAGGTAACGCTTTCCCAGCTTACTGAAGCGCAGAGCGAACATACGCAATTGTTGGCGCAAAACGAGACAGCTCAAAATAAACTGAGCCAGACAGTCAGTAAGACCGGCATTCTGCGCGCGCAGATGAATGGTGCCTTTGTGCAGGGTATTGATCTGCTTAAACGTGATGGTGAGGCGGCTGGAGTTGCTTCAGCCTTGATGAATCAATTCGGTAGCGCCATAGACCTTGCTAACAAAGCAAAGGAAAAATTTAACTCCACCAACTTGCAGTTGCCTCGCAGCGATCAGGCTGATGCCTATAACAAGGATCTGGAATCTGAAAACGCCTTACTTGCCATTACGGACAAGCGCCTTCGGGCCGTCACTAAGGCTCGCATGGAGGCAAACGCCAAAGGTGGCAACCAGAACCAGATAAATACGGCTGGCGAACTTGCTGGAGCACAATATGACCTTCAGCAGGCAGAGGCGAACCGCAACAAGGAAGCTCGCGCCGGAATAGCTGAAGGTAAGCGAGCAGAAAAGCAGGCTGAGTCTGTTGCACAGAAGCTGCAAAATCTAAAGCAGCAGTCAGAGTTGGCTGCCGAATCAACCAGAGAAATGAGCCGTGAGCAGGCCATATTGACGGCTCAGCAATCACTCGGAAGCGCAGCCACCAAGGAAGACATTGCGTTAGCAGGAAAGTACGCTGCAGCTAAATGGGACACTGGAAATGCCATTAGGGCGCAGGCTGCAGCTGAGAAGTTACTGCCAGAAGCTAAAGAAAACGCGAGTTACAAGCAAGATGTTGACGACCTGAGCGCTGCAATATCTGCGAAGAAAATCAGCCAGGAGCAATACAACGCGACGTCTGAACAACTGGAGCAGCAGCATCAGGCGAACCTTGCAAAAATACGCGCCGAGCAGGCTGTCACCCCACAGCAGGCCGCAGTCGGCGCAGTTGATCCGGTTCAGCAACTGGCTAATGAGAATGCCCAAAAATTGGCGCTGATTCAGCAGTTCGAGAACCAAAAAGTTCTTACCGAGCAACAAAGCCTCGCCCTTCGAAATGCAGGCAATACGCAATATGAGCAGCAAAGAACTGCGGCCATGTGGACTTTGTTCAGTCAGCAAAATGCTGGAAATGCAGCATTGGCAGCTACTTTTGAATCATTGCAAGGTAACGCCTCAAATGCGCTGACAGGCATTGTCACAGGAAGCATGGATGCTGGCGAGGCCATTCATTCTCTGGCAAGCAATGCGCTAAACAGCCTAATTAACTCATTCGTGCAGATGGGCGCAGAGTGGGTTAAATCATCAGTAATGGGTGCCGCTGCCCAGCAGACGGCTATCGCAACGACCACAGCAGCGTCAGTCGCTGGCACTGCAACCACTACCGCAGCAAGCACCGCTGCAGCTGGCACCACAATGGCTGCCTGGTTGCCTGCTGCTCTGGTTGCCTCAATCGGTTCATTTGGTGCCGCAGCGGTGGTGGGCGGCGCTGCGCTTCTTGCATCGTTTGGGCTGGTCGCGGCGTTATCTGGTAAGCGCAAAAATGGTGGCCCGGTATCTGCGGGGGGTATGTATCAGGTAGGTGAGGGCGGTATGCCTGAAATCTATCAAGCTGGTAACGGCAGGCAGTACATGATCCCTGGCGATAACGGATCTGTCATCAGCAACAAAGACCTTAGTTCAGGCGGCGGCGCGGCGGCTGGCGGTGGTGTCGTTATCAACATCCAGAACTACACATCGGCGACTGTTGATGCTCAGGCAAACAATACCGGCGGCGGAATAACCGTTGACGTGATTGTTGCCGATCTGAATCAAGGTGGCCCGATTCGTCAGGCAATTACCCGCAACACAACTGCATCAGCGAGGGCTACAGAATAATGGCTATTGATTATCCTGACTGGCTCCCGCTGGCTCAGAAGTCTAATAAAAACGTCACCAGCGACACGGGTTTCCGCACCGACCAGCCACAGGTTGGTGCGCCAATCTTCCAGAAGCTTACTGACGACCTTAAATCCTCATTCAGCCTGACATGGATATTCACACGTGATCAGCACCGTGCCTTTTACCAGTGGTTGCGCAGCCCTAACTATCTGGATAACGGCAATCAGTGGTTCAGCATGAGGCTATCGACCGGGACTGGCGACTCAGGGCTGGAAGTTCAGGAGCTTCATTTCACCGCCTATCCAACATGGAACCAGAGCGGGCCTGTGTTCACTTGGACGGGCAGCGTAATAGCCAGAGAACTGAATAACTCAGATGACGAATTCGACGACATCCTGGTTGAGCTTCCGCCGCCATGGGGTGGCTGGCTGGACATTGTCGTCACTGGTTATCCCGACGGGCGGGATAAGGAATCATTACCAAGGGTGCCTTAATGCCGACTTTCAGAGAGTTCAAAAGCCAGCGGCCCAACCGGGTGCTTTTCGACACGCTGACGTTTTATAACCAGACATTTGGCTATATCAGGCTGGTAGACAAGCAGGTGTTCCCCAAAACGTTTGCCGGCCAAATCTACACACCATGTCGCATGGAAATCAATGAAAGCCAGCAGAGCAGCACGCCAGTTATTGATTGCAGCGTCAAATTCAGCCGTCTCGCACAGGACTTTAAGCAACAGCTAAAGCTCTGGCGAGGATATGCGCGCATCACTCCAATTTCGGCCACATATCAGCGTTTTGATTCGGCGGATATGAACACGCCACTCAAGCCGTGGACGCTCTACGTCAACGACGTCAGCATGGATCAGAACGATGTCACGGTTACTTTGACGCTTAAAAACCCTCTCAATAACAACGTTGGCCGGTTGTATACGCCAGAGGAATTTCCGGGGCTACAGAATGCTTAAAGCTGAGTTCATCGAGAGGGTGACAGGAGCCCCATGGCGTGACAGGTCATGTACCTTTGAGGCTATGGACTGTTGGGCGCTGGTAGTTCTCTACTACCGCCATGTGATGGGCGTAGAGATTCATCATCAGCCTGACTACGAATCTGGCGCCGACTTCCTGACGTGCTTTACAGGCGAAGTCGTGTACTGGCGGCAAACGGATATCTTCAGTGACAACGGAATATTTATAGCCTGGTACGGCAGCCAGCCGGTTCATGTCGGACTCACTCTTGATGGACGGGCATTGCACAGCCGCGGAGAGAGCGGGCATGTGCGCTCCGACAGCATCAGAACAATACAAAAACTATTCACGCGCGTGGAGTTCTATCAGTATGCCAATTATCCAGATGCAGCGTGTTCCGGGGCTGCCAAAAGAGAGAGTTAAAGCCCCAGCGGGTGTGGCGTTCAATGAGTGGCTGACTGACCAGAATCTTCATAACGAATTACGCATCAGCGTTAACGGTCGCGAGCTTCGGGACGATGACGATATCGGTTTCAGCCTGCAGGAAGATGACAGGGTTATTATCTTCGATCAGCCAAAATCAGGCGATCTGGCCAAAACCCTCCTTAACCCGCTCGAGCACTTCAACCCGATAAAGTTTACTCAGAAAATCATGAGTGGGCTCATCAAGCAGCCCGGAACAGGCAACATCGGGCAAAGCAAAACATCATCAAACAACAGCCTGAAGGGTCAGACTAATCTTGCCCGTAATGGAGAAGCCAAGCCTGATAATTACGGTCTGATCAGGGCCTTTCCTGACCTGATTCAGGAGTCTCTCTTTGAATATACGAACAATTTAAAATACCTGACTGAGTTCATGAATTTTGGTATTGGAAAATACACTGTCAGCTCAGTCAGATATTCTGAAAGTAACCTAGGGTCGATGGCTGGAGCGTCGTTCACCGTATATAACCCGGGTGATGTGATCGGCACCATAAATGAAGGCTACCAGTTTGATGATGTTGATGGTCAGGAGGTGCCTGGTAAGAACGAGTCCGAGGATTTCCCTATTGAGAGTGCCACTGCTACCACAGTGATAAGCGGAAGCTACTCCGGCGGTCAGATCCTCATGAAGATAGTAAAGCAAGCAAGCTTTGACTATTTCATGGGGCTCACGCTTCCTCATGCGGTGTCGTTCATAGTTAACGTTACATACCCTACCGCAAGTGGAAATGTGACCGAGGATTTTACGTTATCAGGCAATCTCATATCGGCCACGCAGACATCTAACGGGTCCGTTACAGCCCCGATTTATTACTACAATTTTGTGATCGACAGCATTGAAGGATCAAACGCCTCATACATATCTACCGCAACAATCAACACGACTAAGTTCATCCTTAATGACAACCAGGCGCTGGCGATTGGCCCCTTCTTTTCACCGGTACAATCCTCGCAGCTGTGGCTGCACACGCAGTCAGGATTGGGTGGTAAAAGCGAGACCAACTGGCAGGTTACGATCTGGAAAGTCGATGACGATAATGTCCAGGTGCCGGGAACAACTCAGACGTTCCTTTATCGACAAACTACGCCTCACCAGTCTACATCTGACACATTCTATCGTACTGATAAGCTAACGCCGGCTGGCGGTTACGGGCGATATGCGGTGACTTTCCAGCGCACAGATAACAGTGGTGACAACAGTAAGCTCAAGGTCGAGGCCATTCACAGCGTAAACATACGCACTAATGTCAGTTACCCCAATGACACGCTGGTGCGTGTTACGGTCAGGCAGACTGAGAACGCCACTAGTGCGCGAGACAGGAAATATAATGCTCTTATTAATCGCCATGTCATCACATACAACCTGAGCACGCAGAGAGTCGATTACACGATTAGGGCATCAAGAAAGTTTGCAGATATTGCTCTTCACAACTGGCTAGTCATTGGCGGTCAGCCTGAGAACTCAATCGACATATATGGTCTTTATCAGATTCAGGCAGAGATTGATGCGCGGGATCAGCGGCTTGGCTATTTTGACTATACCTTTGATGATGAGGATGTGTCGCTGGGGCAGCGGATGGAGACCATATGCGATGCGGCTGGGGTTAGTGTTTACTGGGATGACAGCGTGCTTTCTTTCACGCTTGACGCGAAAAGAAGTGTGCCGGCAACCGTATTCAACCGGTCCAACACTGTTGATTCGGGATATTCATTAAGTTACGACATGACGCTTCCTGGTGGGTATGACGGCGTTGAAGTTCAGTACCGAAATCCAACCACCAACAAGCAGGCCTACATACGTTACCGGGTAAGAAACAATCAGATCGAAGTTGGCCAGCCACTCAAAGCCAAAAAGTTCGAGATGATGTATGTACGAGACGGATTTCAGGCTGATTTCCGTGCTCAGAAGGAGTGCCGGCGGCTGCTTTATTCCCGTATGAGCATGGCTATTACAGCCCTGGCTGATGGGGAGTGGGTAAACGTAGGTGATATGGTTCAGGTTCCTGATACCTACGATACTAATCAGCAGGCTGGATATATCGTCTCGCGGAGTGGTGATACCTTTGAAACCAGCGAGCGAATTAACTTCACTGGCTCGATGTATGTCGTTATTACTGATTCCATGGGCAATTCATCTGCTCGCTATCAGGCATCTCCTCACCCAGAGACAGCCTTTGGTTTCACCGCAGTTATCCCTCAGATGGCGCTGAACATCTTTGACGGCTATGACGTTCAGTCTCCCTCGCGTTATGTAATCGCAACCACAGAAGAGCTTAACGCCACTCAGTGGGTCATAAGCGAAAGGCAGCCCAATAGCGATGGTACAACAGCTTTAACCCTCGCTGAATACAGTGATCTGATTTACCCCTGACAGCAACCAATCCAACACTAGGCCAGCCATAGCGCTGGCTTTTTTTTATGGAAAAAATATGGCTACTCAACCTACACAAAACCAAGTTCCAAGCGAGTCGCCTCGCGATCTGAAATTCAACGCGGGAAAAATTGATGAGTTTGTCAATTCTTTGGCGCAGCAGTACATCGATAGGTTTGGAAGCCGGCACTATACGATAGAAGGGCTCCGATGGCTGGCTCAGCAAGCTATTGCGCAGTTCGGATACATTACGATTGATTCATTTCAGGCGGGAGCGACAATTTCATTGCCTAACCAGGTCCTTCGAGACACTAGCACTGGTGAATATTATCGCTGGGATGGACAGTTGCCAAAGGTAGTAGCATCAGGGTCTACTCCAGCATCTTCTGGCGGTATAGGGCTCGGTAAATGGCTTAGTGTTGGCGCGGCTGTTATCGGTAGTCAGCAGGACGGAGCGGGTGATGCGCTTGTAGCTGTTAAGCAGCCATTCTCTGGGGCTACCGTCCGGACGCAGCATGATAAGAACGCTGAAACAGTTTCACTTACTGACTTCTCTGTGGCTGGCGATGGGTCAACAGACGACACTGCAGGCATAAATGCCGCGATTGCTTCACTGGGAACGACCGGAGGTACGGTTTTAATTCCTAAGTATGTCAATGGATTTGAGCGCCGATATTTGGTGCCTGATTGGTCGAAGATTGTTAACCCTTATGGCGTTCAGCTTATTGGCAAGGGATCAGTTGTGTCTGCTGAATCTGTAGGTGGATACACGCAGAGAAATCTTTATGGCAACCAGTTCAAGGTAAGTTATGGGCATGAATATCTGTATCGTGTTTATAAGAGGATGGAACTGGGTCAGCAGGCACAGGTGTTTTTATTTGGCGACAGCACCGTGCAGGGAGGGAATGGAGAGGATGCGGCGTACTCAACAGGAACGCTGGTTTTCGATATGTTCCAGGCTGCGGGGTTGAATGTAAACATTACTAATCGTGGAGTTGCTGGCACATCATGGTACCAAATGGATGCAGTACCTGATATCAGCGCAACGTCAGATCTCTTCATCATAAAATACGGAATCAATGATGGTGGAACACCCGGTAGCGGTGATAGGTTCGCCAATTATGCTGCTTCAATCAGAAGCAAGCTTGCGCAAATCAGGAGCACCACTAATGGTGGAGTGAATACGCTCAGTATTATTGTGGTAGGCCCGAACTCAACCAACGACACGCAGCACAACCGTGATGCTCTTTGGTATGAGCCGCAGCGAGAGATTATTCTGCAAGCATGTCGGGATTATCAGTGCGCCTATTTCGACACCTACGGAATGATGCCTGATGTAAAAAATGCCGCAGGTTTTGCCATGGATAACCCGTTCAGCAATGGACAGGGCGTCCATCCAATGAACACTATGCAAAGCTGGATTTGGGGTAATGTACTCAATACATTCTTCTCTGCTTATGCAACTGAGAAATACCGAAGCAATAACTTTCTCAACGTATCATCTTCAGCCGGCACTCCAAATGTCGCCACGGTATTAACAAATTATAAGAAAGGGACGTCTTTTTATCGCGTAACGGTAGCCGGCGGCTGGCCGTTCGAGGGGTTTGTTACGGTTGATCGTAGTGCCGACGATGCTGGCGTCCAGCGACTGGCAGGGTTTGCGAATCTTGCCTCTAAATCTGTTCAAAGAACATGGAATACAACTACCGGTACATGGAATTCATGGACGGGAACGGCAGTTGGGCTTACGCCTGCGAACGGATGGTCGGCGACTACAGCACCTGAGGTTAGAGTTTCGGATAACGGACTGGTGACAATTTCGGCCAAACTGACGGGAGGTACAACAGCAACAGGCACTCAGGTTCTAAGCGGCCTGCCGTCAAATCTGCGACCTCCTGTTGAGAAGAGATTTGCCTGCACAAACGACAATGGAACACATACATGTGTGGGTGTGAATGCCAACACGGGAAGTATATTTATTGTCGGATCAGCAACCGATGCAACAGCTGGCTTCCATATCAACATCAGTTATTACATCAACTAAAAAAGCCCCGGAAGGGGCTTTGTTTAGCTTGCTAATACTGTTCTGTTTCTTTTGCGATACCGTAGCTTTCTCAGGCCATTATTAACGGGTCTTTCATAGAAACGGTAAAGCAAACAGCTAATTCCTATCGCAATCCCCATGGTTAAAGCCATAAAGAAGAATGTCGACGCCATGCTGTCTAAATTGTATTCATAGTTCTTGCTAACAACAAAAATGCAAATCTGATGGATCATATAGAGAGAGAAAGAAGCTTCACCCAGAAATACAATTGGCTTCCAGCTTATAGCTCGCGAAACCACACCCTTTCCGAATGCGAAGACGTAGACGACCAGCGCCATCGGTACCAGGTAAAAAATATCGTAGCGATATTTCATGCCGACATTAGGCATTCCATAGGCCATGACGGCAGCAAGAATGATTATCGAGCCGATTTCCATCATGCTTGCAAATCTATCCCGGACGACAAGCTTACCAGTGTCGTACAGGCGGAACAACAGCATACCTGCCATGAAGTCAATTACTCGAAACGCCGGGTTAATGTAATAGGTCCAAGCTACGTATCTGGCCGTATCCGGAACCGCTGCCATGTGATAGACGATGAGAGCCAGCACCGCGCAGAAGAAAACCTGCAGCTGCCGGTTATTCAGAGTCACCAGGAAGATGAAAGCGACATAGAAAAACATTTCAGTTGAAACGCTCCACGATACCCCGTTAAAACCAAAGAAATATTGAGGGTCCGGAAAGGCACTCTGAATTAATAGTGCGTTATAAAAAAGTTGATCCAGATGTATCAGGCCGTAGTTGTATGACGGAATGTAGAAATAAATAGCCAAGAAAAGCGTTAGAATGTGGACAGGATATAACCTGGATACACGATTGAAAAGAAAGTCAGATGTTTTAAAAATCTCCCTTTCCCTGTGCTGCTTGTAGCTATAAGAGATTATGAAACCGGATAAAATATAGAAGAAAGTAACACCGACAAATCCTTCATAAAATATAGAATTAAAGAATTTTATGATGTGATTGTTAGATTCTTTGAGTATATGAAAGTGATGCAGAAAAACACCAAACGCTGCAATGAATCTCAGCGAAGTTAATGAGTTCAGCCTCATTTATTGTTTTTTCCTTTGAGTTTGATGTTTGCGTACTCGGTTAGTAAGCAGATGGCAATCATTGCAATGTCGAGATACCAAACAGGCTCACCGGCCTTAACCTGGCCCGTAATGAGAGAGAAAATAGCGAGTGCCGCCATCATCCTTGAAAACCATTTCATCAGATCACCGCCAAAAAGTAAGGTTAACTAATACTTATGGATTCTATTACACAATCCTTACTCGGAATAGTCCTGGGTAGCATAAAAAAACCGGCGACCGGGAAAGCTGCGAGGCATCTCGCATCTTTGTACAAGGACGCATGCACAGTAAGCCTGGCGCGTATATCGTGAGCCTTCATCAATATGGAGGCATCATGGAAAGAGATTTCGCAGACCAGCTATACGACGCAGCATGTCAGGAGATAGGTGCCGCCGTGGTGGAGATAGTCAGCTCCGGCAACGCGGTCACGGATGAGGCGATTAAGCGCACGCTGGCGCGGTACATTGAGGCTGATAATCAGCTCGCCACGGACACCGCCATCTACCTGATGCAGTAGCGTGCTGACAAATCTCCTGAGCCATTTCGCTTGATCGAAATCACCCGCAGATATTACTGTTGTTATATACAGTGATTTGGCGGGAGGATTTTATGGGCGGCAAGGACAGTAATTTTAAAGTGGTTTACAGGAACGAGAAGCTGGAGCACTTCAGGGAGGGTGAGTGGGTATTCTTCCAGCGTCCAAAGGAGTGTGGCGGCGGCTACTGGTTTGGCCGGACGTATGCCTTTTACTTCTGGCTGGAGTTCGGGCAGCCGACATCACTGGCGCAGGGAATCAACTACCTGCTGGCGCTGGAGAGCATCAGGCCGCAACTGGAAGTATTCGACGATGACCAGTTTGGTTTGCCGTTTTAACAAATATTAAAAACCCGCCACAAGGGCGGGCTAAAACTCAACTCTTTGACAGGCCAAAAAATAGCAATAAATTACATTAATTCACCACGTTACTGATGTCCTTCAAGCGTAGCCGTTAATTTGTAATAAGCAAAAAAAGTCCCATCATCAGAGGCGATGATGGGCAGTAGCGTGGTGATGATATACGAACGCTGAACGCGCTCTGTTATAAGAGTTCTGTTCAAATCTTATGGGAAGATAGTGAGAAAAGACCCGCCTTCCCGCGAGCCTGTCCCCACTCACCGAACGGTAGGAGCGCCCGGCTTGTCCTGCGATAAAATTAAGTTTAATGAGGCTTTTTAAGGGGTTCAAGCGCAAGCGGTAAAAAAGCCCGCAATAAGCGGGGGAGCATGAAGCCAATTAAAACTTAAATATGATGAGCGTTGGTTGGTCATGTTCAGACCTTTTAGTTAACGGCCAAAATGACGATCATTTTATAGCAGGCATAAAAAAAACCCGCCTAAGGCGGGCAAAATTCGTTACTTGGAGAAAATCTCCATATTTAATATGGCAATTTCATTTGCGATAAGTTCAATAGAATCCCTGATAGCCGGTTTTAGCACGATAAACCCTTCGTTGAATGAGTGTGTCTTTCAGTATCGCAGGGACAAATGATTAAGCTGGCTTTCCATCAATCCAGTCAGCCCACCACTGCATCATCTCCCGGCGCTTGTCGAGATACTGCGCGTGGTTGTAGATGCCGCGGATGTTGTTGCGGTCAGTATGCGCCAGCTGCTTCTCTATGGCATCGTGCGGCCACTGGTGCTCATTCATCACCGTACTGAACTGGTGCCGGAATCCGTGCCCACTCGCCAGCCCTTCATAGCCAATTTGCCTGATAACCTGTAACACAGTGTTTTCGCTGATCGACTTACGCTTGTCATTGCGGCCGGCAAACACGAAATCAGAAACTGAGGTTATCGGCTGAAGCATTTTCAGCAGGTCATGAACCTGTTGTGACATTGGGACGATATGCGCTTTGCGACTCTTCATCACTTCGGCATCGATGGTGATGAGCATGTTCTCGTAATCGACGTTCGTCCATTGCATGGAGCGAAGTTCCTTTGTGCGCATGGCCGTGTACTGCAGAATCTGCGTAGCGGTCTTGGCTATGATGCTTCCCGGATATGTTGCCAGCGCCTTATTAAAGGCGGGTATCTGGTCTTGCGGCAGGAAAGGGTAGTTCTTTTTCCGATAACCGCGAAGTGCATCAGCCAGGTCAGGCGCCGGGTTATATTTGGCGCGACCGGTTATTACGGCATAACGGAAAACCTCTCCACACCTTCCTCTGGCTTTATTGGCCCTCTCCATAGCTCCGCGCTCTTCAAAACGCCTTAACACGCCAAGCAGCACCATTGGTTCCACTTCTTCCATAGTCAGATGGCCGATGTACGGAAGAATATCCTTTTCAAACATGCTGAGCAGTTCCACGGCATATCCTTCAGACCAAACCTCACGCTTATGCTTGTACCACTCATCGAAGATGGTGCCGAAGGTTGTCGCCTTCTGAACTTCACGCTGCTTAGCCTGCTGCTTCTCCCCGGCCGGATCTAACGCCTGCACCAGTTTCATTCTGGCTTCTGACTGGCGCGCCCGCGCCTCTGTTAATCCGATCTCCGGATAAGGCCCAATCACCAGCGTCTTTTCTTTGCCTTCAAATCGGTACCGCATGCGCCACACCTTTTTACCGGTAGGCGGTATAAACAGGAACAGGCCACCTGAGTCGGCAAGGCGATATGATTTTTCTTTTGGCTTGGCCGCGTCTATCTGCTTAACCGTTAGCATGTGGGCATAATTCCGTGGGCATTTTGCATTGTGCCCACAATATGCCCGCAAAAGTTTGGTGCAGTCAATTCACTGTGGGTTACTCCGGGTAACATCAATTGAGCGGGAAGGCCTAACCAGTGCGGGTTTGAGTAATGCGAGGGAATGGCGGGTAATGAATGAATGGTGTCCCCTGCAGGAATCGAACCTGCAACTAGCCCTTAGGAGGGGCTCGTTATATCCATTTAACTAAGGAGACAACCTGACACATCAGTGTCGCGGCGCATGTTACCGTAATTGCCGCATTTTTTACAAGTGATGGCAGGGTTTTGTTGCGATCAATACCGCCTCCGGCCGCAGATGTCCGCAGCGCATTATTCCGGCTATCGCCAACGCACAGAGAATTGCGCTGGATCAATAACCCGCCCGCCAGTCAGGCATAACGTAAAGGAAAGTAAAGACGCTTTCCCTGACCCCCTTGCTGACGAGGTAACATCATGTCTCTCAAACTCTCTGTGACGCTAATCATGCTTGTGTGGCTGAGCTATGTCGCCTTTGCCGGCTCCTATTTTGTCAGCACCTTCGCGCTGTTTAACTAA